TTTACCACGAAGTCCTGCTGCCCACGGTCAACAAGTTCGAAGCATACAAAGAATATCACAAAGCATTCCTCGACCTGGTCTGGCATGTCCGTGAGATGCGCATGGAAGGTATCCACATCGACAACCCACAACTCACTGCCTACAACCACGAACTACAAAAGCGAATCAAAGAGAAACGAACTATATTCCTGATGCACTCAAACGTCAGACCACACGTAAACGAGTTTAACAAAGCAGTGTACACTCAGGAAGTTACCGAGAAGGAACCATCTAAATTTAAGAAGGGTGATGAATTAGGTAACGAGCCTGCGAAATTTAAGAAGGACGGTGGCCTCTCCCAGAACTGGGTGAAGTGGGACACACGCCGCCAGGAACTAGAGAGTAAAGTTCCCGAGGTCTCACAGACCTGGCTTAACTGGGAGAAGAAGAACCAGACTTATAACCTAGCACGTACTACATTCTTTCAACACGAACCGGAGGTGGACCTTGGACTCTTCAACTTACAATCGTCAAAGCACAAGCAATGGCTCTTCTACGAGGCGCTCTCGTTCGAAGTCAAAGTCTACACAAGTAACGAAAATAATCCGCAGCCTGCTGTTGACGAGGAAGCTCTTCAGGGGTTTGGTGAAGAAGGAAAACTCCTGATTGCACTGAACGAAGACGTCAAGCTACAGTCCATGGTTCAGTCCTGCCTCGACAAGCTAGACGGCAATCTCCTGCGTGTCGGCCTGAAATGCCCAGGCACATACACAGGCAGACTCGGTGGCTCGGATGGACTCAACGTGCAGAACGTACCGAAGGACGTAGGCTACCTATCCTGCTGGACACCACCGCCCGGATACAAACTGCTTATCCTAGACTTCGCCTCGCTCGAACCGCACGTCCTGGCTGCAGCCTCGCTCGACCCTACACTCATGCGTATCTATGGACCCGAGTCTACAGGTTGGGATTGCATCTACCTGTCAGTCGGTGCCCAGCTAGGCGGAGATGTAGAACGACGTATCCGTGCAGTAGGCTATGACCCTTTGAGTAACACCAAGGAGTCGGTTGCCTACGCTAAGAAGGAAGCTAAGGATGCAAGGCAGATTGCAAAGGTCATTCACCTTGCAGCAAGCTACGGAGCAGGAGCAGGAAAGATTGCGCAGTCACTTGGTATCTCCTACGAGGAAGCCAAAGAGATGCACACAAAGTACTGGCAACTCTTCGCCAAGGTAAAGCAGTACGAGACGTTCTTGCAGACACAATGGGAGCGCAACGAAGGTTGGATTCTCAATCCTATCGGACGCCCTCTCGCTGTTGCACAGGACTACCTGCGTGACGTAGTTAACCGGTCTATCCAGTCCGGCGGCCACGACTGCTTTGTTCTGTATCTCAGCATCCTATCCGACTGCCTACGTGTGAATGGTATTGCATACAAGCCTTACATCTGGGACCTGCACGACGCTGTCATGCTCACAGTCCCGGAAGACCAGGTCGAGGACGCCGTGCATATTATGGACCACACAGCAATGAACTTGCTTAACGAGAAACTCGGCGGTAAGGTTAAACTGAAGGGAGAAACAAATGTCGTCGACAACTGGGCAGCAGATAAGTTCGGGTAATCTAATTGGTGTAGGCCTTCGCCTTGAAATCCTAGACCTGTTCGCCTCCTTGATTGTGCATCCGCTTAACTGGTATGCACCTAGGCTTGGCTACAACAAGTACTCCTGGGCTCTGACCATCGGACCTATTACACTCACTCAGGTTGATTATAAGAAGTACAGAAATTTGTTGGACGAACAGCAGCAGTCTGCGGCTAAAGAGTTAACCAAGGTACTCGAGAAGCTCGAAGGAGTTAGCGAGTCTGCCAAGGGTAAGCTTAAGGACCTCACTTCGGTGGAGAAGAAGAAATGAACAAGGAAATCCTGGATGAAGTATTAGACGAGTTTGACTTTGAGAAAGTCCACAAGGTCATGGTGGCACTTGATTGGGAGTGGACAAACGGTGTGCCAACAATCGGCGACCTTCGTCGAACAGCAAGGGAGCTACTTAACGACCTTATTCGAGGTAAACTTCGCGGTCTAGGTACCGGGGGACTCTATGCCTACATGGAGAACGGTCTAATAGGTCTTCGGTTTGAAGTCACCAACTGGGAAGTCGAAGTAGAAAAAGGCATAGGGCAATGACTCTTATAAAGCATACAAGAATAAAGCAGAGCAAGGGAGCCATGGACGCTATACTGCATGGCCGCGTCATAGCTATCGACCCTGCGTCCGGGGCTGCATCCAACCCAGGCTATTGCATTATGGAAGGCGGGGTCATTCAGGAGTATGGAATACTCAAGATACCGCGTGCTAAGACTATTAACCTTAGACTGAAGGCAATCCATGAAACCATCCGCGATGAACTTCCGGAAGCAGACATACTTATCATTGAAGATATACCACTCTTCTTTCTCAAAAAGTTTCCTCATTCGTGTAAGCCTTTGCTCTTTTCATGTGGCGTTATCATGGCGGCAAAGCCTTGGCCTTTTGTACTACCCATCCAGCCTCTCGTTTGGTACTCGGTAGTAGATAAAATTATACCGGGCAAAAGGGCAGCTTATGATAAGAAGGACGAGCACGATGCCCTGATGCTTGCAGTCACGGCCTATGTTCTAGCAGCTAAGCCCCTGAAACATCCTAAAGAAATTATACTTCCCTCCGGTCTTGACATTACCCGTCTGACTAAGTAATCATAAAAATCCGATTAACCACCTACCAGGAGAACTTCAGGATGAGTCTTCTCGCCGACATCGCTATCCTTCGTACCTACTCTGCTCTCAAGAAAAATGGAGTAAAGGAAACTTGGAAAGAAGTAGTAGACCGCTACCAGCAATGCCTCATTGATTCCACACCAAACTGGGTACACGACAACATTGTATCCGCTTGCCAGCTAGTCCACGAAAAGAAAGTCCTACCCTCGATGCGCTTCCTGCAATTCGCAGGCGAGGGCATCCAGCGTGAGAACATCCGTGGTTACAACTGTAGCTACCTGCCTATCATAGACCACAAAGCTTTCGCAGAAGTGTTCTACATTCTGATGTGCGGCACGGGTGTTGGCTACTCTGTGCAACGCCATCACATTGGACAACTCCATGCCGTCTCGGCCGGCTCCTCCGAAGAGCTGCTCGTCATACCGGACAGCAAAGAAGGATGGGCAGACTCGATTGCTGCACTGCTTCGCAACCCGGATATCCGTTTTGACTACTCCCTTATCCGCAGGGCCGGCTCGCGTCTGTCCACGGGCGGTACTGCATCCGGACCTGACTCCCTTGTCAAGGCTCACGGAAACGTCAAGCGCATCCTACGGGGTGCCACTGGGCGCAAATTAAGCAGCCTAGAGGTACACGACGTGGTCTGCCACATCGCAGATGTAGTCGTTGTAGGCGGTGTCAGACGTGCTGCACTTATCTCCTTATTCGACAGGGACAACGAAGAGATGCTTACCTGTAAGAGCGGACAGTGGTGGGAGACTGCACCACAAAGAGCCAGGGCTAACAACTCTGCAGTCCTGCCACACAGTGAAGTTACAAAGGAAGAGTTCGACAATATCATGCAACGCGCCTATGCATCCTATGCAGGGGAGCCTGGAATCTTCTGGACAACAGACCCGGAAAACAATATGGGGACAAACCCATGTGCCGAGATTGCCCTGAACCCTTTCCAGTTCTGCAACCTCACAACCGTAAACTTCAGTGCAGTGGAAAACACTCATGACTTCCTGACTGCTGTGTCTGCTGCTACTAGGCTTGGCACAATCCAGGCAAGCTTTACAAACTTTGGTTACATCAGACCACAGTGGCAGAAGCAGACAGAAGAGGAAGCACTGCTTGGTGTCAGCATGACCGGATTGGCAGCCAACGGTAAACTGTTTACGCGCTTCTTGCAGGACGATATATTCAGCAGAGCAGCCAGGCTGGCCAACGATGTGAACCACTTTGTTGCGCTGGACCTGGGTATTAAACAAGCAGCCCGTGTGACTACCATTAAACCAGAGGGAACTACTTCGACCTGCCTAGATACGACGTCAGGGGTACACTCTGCACACTCGGAGTACTACCTACGGCGTATCAGGATTGACAAAGACCAGGAACTAGCGCAGTATCTAAGTCTACAACTCGGGTCTGACTATATCGAGACAGACAAGTTTAATCCACAGAACCTAGTTGTAAGCGTACCTATGCAACTAAAAGGTGCCATCACTCGAGAAGACGAAACCGCTTCTACCTTCTTCCAGAACGTACTAGCACTTCGCGAGCAGTGGGTTTTGCCGGGACACAATGCAGGATGGAACACGCACAACATATCCTGCACTGTGTCTTACAAAGCCTCCGAGACTGAAACCTTGCAGAAGCTAATGTGGGAAAACCGGCACAACTACAACGGCATTTCTATTCTGCCGCACGACGGGGGAACGTATGTTCAGGCGCCTTTTGAATCTGTGTCGAGAGAAACCTACGAATATCTTAGCTCTAATCTTCCTCCTCTTGACCTTTACGGTGTACGTTATGCACAAAACCAAGGCGATGATAGAGTTAGCATTCTGGCCTGCGCCGGTGGGGCTTGTGAAATAACGTAGACTTGGCTGTATGGCCAAGTTAAACTAACAGTCGGAGGTGCTTACCATGCCCACAACTGTAGTTGTTCTCGGCTCTAACTATGCAAGAATAGTGACAGACCAGGGGGATGAATATGAGTTCTACGGCGAGGAAGACGGACGACCCGTCCTTATCGAAGGCTGCATCGAAACGCTCCGCGAAATCGCAGCGAGATATTCTGGACTATTTCCCGGGGACGCCCCGCCCTGGCCAGGCCTCCTTGCTCCGTCAACTACAGGAATCTTGGGACAAGGCGGACGTTTTTGTTCTCGACGCACCAGTCGCCTTCGGCAAGACTCTCGTAGGGATGACGATAGCCCGGTGGGCTGGAAAAGCTCACATCGCTCTGCCTAACAATATGCTCGTACAACAAATGAAAGAGTCGTTTCCACAGGTGTCATGCTTGGAACGGAAAGACTCTTATCGCTGCCAGTCCTATCGTGAGGAGGTCGACCTTTCCTATGCTAACTGCGGAAGCCACAAAAGCCGCACCAATGAATACTGTACAGGCTGTCCCTACTTGGCTGCGACAAGGGCGGCTTATGCGAGACCAGTATCCGTATCCAATTACCATGTCTACATGGCTTACAAACTGTACAAGCCAACTGTCATTATCGACGAAGCGCATCTTATGGTTCCGCTCGTGCAGGAGCTCGAAGGGCGGAAGGTATGGACGCAAGAAATTGGGCTACCACACTTTGTTGATACATATTCTAAACTGCGGGACTGGCTCAAGAAAAACCCAAAGATAGTAGAGACTAGGCCTGCCCTGCAATCTATTCTAAAAGACCTGGATGCAGGGACCGAGCACTACCTTGTAAAGCGCAGCGAAGAGAAGTGGCGTAACGAGGAGAGGGACTGCCTGTCCTTGTTGCCCATCGACACGTCGCACTCGCAGAAGGCTGCTATGCTTTGGCCAATCCAGAAAGTTAAGAAGCTCGTACTCATGAGCGCGACTATCTCTGAGATGGACGTTAGGCAGCTTGCACTGATGGGCAAACGAGTTAAGTACATCTACGGTGAGAGTCCAATCCCGAAGGAGCGTAGGCCTATCCTGTCCGGAGAAGTATACAACTGCTCGGCCAACTATCCCTACACATCCCAGGGACTGCAGCCGATGGTGGATAAACTGAAGGCTATGTTACAAAGCACTCACTTCTTAAGAACGACGAAGGGTTTGATACACACTCCCTACAGCATGGCCACGGTTATAGGACCAATGCTTCGCGCTGCATTGCCTAACCATGAAATACTTGTCCACGATTCGCGGAACAAACAAGAAGTCTTTCAGAAATTCAGGAACTCTAACAAGGCCTGCATTCTCGTAGGCTCTGGAATGTGGGAAGGCCTGGACCTGCTTGGCTACGAATATGGATGGCAGGTTGTTGCCAAGCTTCCCTTCCCTTCTTTGGGTGACCCTGCATGGAAATACATTGCAGAGAGCGAACCAGAGAGGTATGCGTGGGCTACGGCAAAGACTTTGCTTCAAGGTTTTGGTCGTATCTGTCGCGGCCCTGTTGACTTTGGAATGACAATTGTTCTTGACAAGACGTTTGAGAACTTCTACTTTCGCCAAGCGTCCATCTTTCCACCGTATATCCGCGAGGCAATCGAGTATGGCAAAGGTCTACACGTGGAAGGAGCAGTTAGAAAAAGGGATGAAGGCTGAAGAGTTATTCCTGGACCTCTGCCACCTAAAGCTCACCAAGTCCGACACTCGAGACTACGACTTTGTCACCCGGGATGGGCGTAGAGTAGAACTCAAGACAGACTTCTATGGTGAGTTGCGTTCCGAGAACTTCTTTATCGAGCGTTGGTCTGTCGTAGAACAGGATAAGCCCGGCGGTCCTTGGCAAAGCAAGGATAAGAAGGTCGACCTGTTCATATATCTCTATGCAGACACCGGGGCTTACTACGTATTCAACGACCTAAAGACCCTATGCAAGACAGTGGAAAAGCTAGACTTGCCGCTCATGCTTGTGAAGAACAAGGGATACAACGGCGGTGGCTATAAAGTTCCAAGGGAAGAGATTAGGCATCTTTGTAGGAGATACGGGGGATGAGTAGAGAGGATTGCATCGCTGAGGTAAAACAGTATATCGAGGGAGCGTACGATGCTGGAAAAGAAACAGAGTTCCTGGCGGCGTTTATCTCAATGCTCGGCACTGACCCAGATGCTATTGCTTCTGTTTTTTATATGGCTTATCTGGAGTCCGTCGAGGGAGCAACAGGAACTGGAGCTGTGAGGATTATCAAATGAAAAGCATGCTTGTGTTGTTTTTATTGGGTGCCTGCGCTGCCTGTGGTACTACCGACAGCCTTACTACCACCACACAACCCAAACCACCAGAGCAAAGTACTTACATTGACAAGGACTTGCAGCGTTTTGTCGACGACTTCATGCGTGACTGCGAGGCCAGACGCACAGACTGCGCTGAGAAAATGAGCCAGATTGATAGTATCCGCGTTACGGTAATACCGGACCTGGACACAAAAGATAACGAGTATGTAATTGGTCTTTGCTACGACAGGCCATTTAATAGGTACATCGAGATAAACAAAGAGATAATGAATAAATCTGACTGGTATATCAAGACCTTGCTGTACCATGAGATTGGTCACTGCGCCTATGACCTGGACCATGACGAGCAGGAAAACACCATGATGTCTCCGCTTATCCCGCCGCTCTACATAATAATCCGAGACTGGCAGCTCATGCTTGGCGACTTCTTTTCTGCCATATATGAAAAACATGGTGACTGATTACAGTGCCTTCGTTATAATACCGGCGGAGGCTACCCGTTATGAAACTCATAGATAGACTTTGTAAAAACTGTGGACATTCCGACGAGTACTTGCGCGACCGTACTGAGGAAGGCCCTTGGAAGTGCGAGTCCTGCGAAGTAGACGCTATGGTCGAGACTCTCCTGACCGCGCCTCGCATCCGGGACTCCAACTCTGCATCCTATTTAGACGGGACTCGTAGGTCTGGGTCCTTCTATGAACTCAAAGAAGCTAACAAACTAAAGCAGTCACTGCAAAGCCTGCGCCCGGAAGACCGGAAAGAGTTGAAGAAAGAGATTGTCAAACTAGGGGGAACCACGGATGTCTAAGGACGACCCGTTTCATTTTGCTATTGGGTTAGATTTTGCCGTGCAGATAATACGCGGGGATGAAGCCCAATGGTCGACGGTAATGGACTGGGTCACTCTGGAAACTGCGCTTAGTAATTGTAGAAAACTGGCCCAAGAAGGCTTTATGCGTAAGATAAGATGCGTCAAGAAGAGTAGGTACTCGCCATATCCTATCTGCTCGGTGCATTACTACCGGGAGAACAAGCAATGATAAAGGAATACTGGAAAGAGATAGCCATCCTTGGCCTGTGTGGAGTCGTCCTGTCTTCACATTTTGGTCCGCTCAGGCCAAAGCCAGAGACGGTTACGCGGGTACAGGTACAATACCGCGACCGGGTACAGACAGTCTATAAAGATAAGATTGTCTACAGGGAGAAAATCATAATCAAGCCCGACGGGACTCGCATCGAAGAGAAGGAAACTTCACAGACAGAAACTAGCAAGCAAGAGCGTACCAAAGAAGAGAAGCATGAAAAAGTGATAGTCGAAAAGCAACCGAAGCCTCGCTTTCTGTTGGGCGTAACCTACGATATAGTCAATGCACAGTACAATGGACAGACCGGGATACGCATAGCCGACTTGCCTTTCCACATTATAGTATCATTGCACGGTCCTAGGCTAGGCTTAGGCCTTGGGCTCAGCGTTGAGATTCGCTAAAAGCCAAGCCCGCACTAACTCCGCTTCCTTAGCCCGGCGCTTTACAAGCCCGGGTCTTACCCTACCACCCGCCTTATTAAACCCCTGCATCTCCTCGATAGCATCTTCCCAACGCCCTTCTTGAAATGCCTTGTACGACCTAGACTGCTCGAATGCACCCTTGCCTATATTGAAGACCAAGGAAACAAGACCTGCACACGGAGGAACTCCGCGCTTCTGCAACCACTGCAGTTCTTCTTGAACGCGAAACGACAACCAGAAAAGCTCTTGGTCTTTCGTGGTCACACTTCCTGCAAGTACATCTGGACCGGTTCTACCAAAGCCGATTGTCCAAGGACTGCCACGTAAGATGTCCCAGCCTACTTGGCGCCTTGATGGTGCCTTGCGGAGCTCAATGCCAAGCGGAGAGAACGGGTCTGGATATGCCTTGGCCTCGAAGCCCTCCTCGTTCTTTATGATTTCAATTGACTTCTGCACGTCCTCGCTGGTAATCTTGTATTGTCTTTTGTTGGAGGTAACCATATATGTCAGCCCTTGTTGATGTTAGAGAACACACTGCCAGACATTCCTATCTAGGCCTAGACCCAGCTCCTGGAATCGTAGGCAAGAACGTAGCACGCAATCTAGGATACAGACTTTCTGGAATCAATGCTACCTATTTGACAGGACAAAAAGCAGGCGAGGCTATCGAAGGGACAGTCGTCAAGGCTAACCAGATAGTACAGTTGAACTTTGGTACTGTTTCTCCGAGCCGGTACGAAGCTCTTATAACCTACAATCCTACCTTAGCAAGCTATGCAAACGTAGTTACTGCTCCGATTATGTCACACGGAGATGGTCCACAACCGCTCGTAGTAACCTTGATAGCATTCCGCCAGTTTGACCTGGCAGAAGTGCCTTGGTTTGTTACGCTACATCTACTCGATTAAAATTGGCCGTCCACCGGTGTCGGTGGTATGACCTCTCCTGCGGCCGGCTGCTCTTCCTGCGGCTGGCCTTTCAGTTTCTGAAATATAGATTTAAGCAATTGCTGGTTCTGCAGAACAGGCTTAGGCGCTTCAAGGCCTAGCTCTCTTTCCACTTCCTTCGTCTTGCTCGCACGGCTTCCCAATTTCTGGGACAGGTCTTCTAGTCTAGGCATACGGTCTCCTCTTATTCAAACGCCTCTAGCGCATCTGTAACTATGTTAACTACTTTTGAACCAGGAATAAAGAGCTTTGCTGCATCCGTTGTAGCTTTAGCTAGTGCTTCCGGGTCTGCCTTTAGTGTAGCCGCAGCCACGCCTGCCGGGATGGAAACAATCGGTGGAGCGACGTCTCCCTCGAAGATAGACTTCAGAGAGTTAACCGGAGCCCAGTTTTGCATCCCGCGCTTACCTGTTATGAGGAAGGCAGTCTCTGGGTCTTCTCTCCAGCCAGTCACGTTGTCTAACATTATAAGTGTAGCAAGCGGAGCCATACGTCTGTAAAGGAAGTCTGCCGTTCCTGCAGTTACGCCGTTCTTTGCAAACGTATTAACTGCATCACCAAGCTGCTCTGTAGGCCACTTAGTAAAGGAAGAGAGGATAGGACCCAAGGACCGACCAATCTCGGAAGCAGAAGCTTGATTGTAGTTATAGACGGTCTTACCAATAATGTAGTCAGTAAGTAGTTTCTCTCGGGAGGCAGTGTCCTTGGCTTTGTCGAGCAATTGACGGTATGACCTAGGGAGTGTATCGGCAAATTTAGCAGCCTCAGCTCCACCGGCCTCGTAAGCCTTAGCGACCTGCTTAGCCATGTCGACTGCCATGGTACGGTAGATAGTCTCTGTTGCTTCAAACATGGCCATACCGAGTTTTGCATAGCCCTTGATTGTGGAGTCAGCGACCTGGCCCTTCCAAGTTTTCTTCATAGAGTTGGCAATAGACCGCTCGATATTCTCATTCCACTGGCTAGAGGCCAACCCTTCATTTTCAAGGGCAAGGCGCATCGAACGAGTATTTACCTTACTGCCTATCTCCACGCCTAGCTTCTTTGCAACAGCGGGGCTCTTTACGATGATTTCTTTTCCGAAGGTCACGTCGTTCAGCGCCCGTACTATTGCTTTGCTTGCCAAGCCTGTTCCGAAGGCATAGCCAAGCTCTGGGATGGTTTGTGTAGCTAGGGCAGAAAGGTTTGCAATAGCTTGACGAGGGGAGAAGCCAAGCGCATTGGCATACATCGAGTTGTACATAAGAGGCATTGCATCGGTGAAGGACTGGATACCAGAGTAGACTAGCTTCTGTGCGCCCTTCGCTTCGAGAGCTTTGTCTGCCAGGTTAGCTGCCATGTTTGCCTTAACCTGGGCAAGCTCTCTACCGAGTCCGCCGTCGCGTGGCATACCAGTGATGTCTGCTACTAGATTGTTAAGGTACTTGTTAGCTCGCTTGTCTCCGATGGAACGCATAATGTTAGAAGCATTCCGAAGCTCTGCAATAGAATCCCGGAGCGTACCAGACTTGAAGGTAGACTCTAGCCAGCGTTGCGCGAGACGGCCTACATCCTGGTCTTTAATCAAGGAAGGCAACTCCTCACCTGTACGCTCGAGTGCTCTCGACGAGATGACTCGGTTGATTCCGCCTGTCTTAGAATCATTGAGGACACCAAGGAGTTTAGCAGAATAGTTCTTTGCTTTCTGGTCGCCAGACAGGAGGTCGAGTGAACGTAGGAGGTCGGACTCCATGCCGCCCATCTTTCTGAACTCTTTGATTTGCTCTGGTGATAGGTCTTGGTTTAGCAAGTCAATGCCGTGCTTGGTTCTAAACTCTTCGGCTGCATTCTTAAGTGTAGCGTAGAGCTCCTCTTGTGGTTTCACGGCGTAGGGTACGTAGTTCTTTCGTTTCTGGATTTGTACACCGAGAGTACCTGCATCATCGGCTGCATCCGAGAAGAACTTCCGCCAACTTTGCAAGACTGCATCCTTGGTTTCATCACCGAAGTAGCCACCTTTATCAAGCTTTTCATATAGTTGCTCGGTGGTCATATCTGTCCCACGAGTTTGCTTGATAAGGTCCGAGACTTCCTCAGCTTTTGGCCTCACATATGCATGAAACTCATTAAACTTTCTTGACATAGTATCAAGCAGGGGTTGCAGTTTAGTTCCGTGTCTGCGGTCGATAGCCTCTGCCGTATAGCGCGAGCCCATGACTACATCACCCATGCGCTTCAGAGAGGATGCAACTTCCGGCATAGCCTTATAGTTACCTTGTCTAACCTGCGAACGTACTTCCTGGGAGACACGCATGCGGTTTAGCGCCGAGGAAACGTCTTCTGTTTTGTTTAGCATGGTACGGACTGTCTTAAGAACATCGCCTTGTCTGTAGGGAATCTTGGAACCAAAGGTTTCTAAGGCAACCTGTCTGACAGAGTTCTCAGTAAACCAACGGGTAGCTTCCTCGGCAATCTTCTCTGGAGTAGCCTGACCGACTCTGTCTAAGTTTTCTTTGATGACTTCTATCATAGCCGGTCTGGTCTTTTGGACGTGCTCGGCAATAGCAGAGACGTTCTCCGAGCCTAACTTTTGGGCTAGCTTGGCACCGTCTTTTAGGTCTTCTCCAGTGATGGAAGTATTCCTAATTACTGCATTGTTAAGGATAGTATCTACTCCCTGGAATTTCTCTGCCGCTTTAGCCGAGGCCTGCTCCACAAAGTTCGGATTCGCCTCCTGGAGTTTCTTGCTTGCTTTGGCTGCCAGTGTCCTACCAGCGCCTATGACCTCTCCTGCCAGCTTTGTTCCACCCAGCAGGGCTCCACCGAAAGCCAGTGCTGTTGTAGCGCCTGCCACTTCCTTGCCTGCTTCTGCCTGTGCCGCACCGCCTACTGCTAGCTCTGTAGCAATTGCTCCGGCTCCAAGAGCCTTGGTTGCCGCTTGGCCTAGTTGTGCAGCCTTGGCTGCCTTCTCTGCTCCGGAAACAATAGCTCCGGCAAACTTAAGTCCACCAGCAAGCTCCGCTACTCGTACTAGCCCGGAACGCTTTGCGTCTGCAACCGTCCGAAGGTCTTCCAAAGCTTTTTGCATCTTAGGGTCTGACTGGGTCTCTATAGCTAACTTCTGTGGGACGCCAAAGCCGAACATGTTTGAAGCAGTACCGGCAAGCATCTTGCCAAACTCTACTGCGTCTTCGACTAGGCCTTTGCTTTTCGCTTCTGGTGTACCGAGGAACGCTGACCAGCCCTCTAGGTTTGAGACTGGTACGTTGTGCTTTCTTGCAATGGCAGTCAACTCGGATGGCAGGACTCGAATTTCTTCGGCCTTGCCAGTAATCATCCCGCGCTGCGCATCCTTAATAGCCTGCTCGTCGAGTGCTTTTCTTTCCTCTGGCGTAACCAGGGTAGCCAACTCTTTCTGAAGCACATCAAAGTCTTTCCTTGTACGGAAAGCATCGAGTGGGTCTTTCTGTTTTACAGGCTCTGCCGGGGCTTTCATTGCGACTGGCGCTGCAGGCGCTGCCGGAGTTGCTGCTACTTTTGCTTCTCGGAATTGTGCAAGATATTCTGGAATAGTTTTGTTAACCTCCCCAGGAGCCATAACTTGCTTTCCGGTCTGCAGGTATTGCTTACTCCTGCCGTAACCTTGAAAGTGAACCAAGGCAGCAAGGTCATCTATGTCCTGGATTCCTCGTTGCTTTAGTACATTACCGTATTCTTTTTGCAGTCTTTCTGCTTGTGGCTTAAGAGTAGTATTGTAGTTATACTCAGCCCACTTTTCTTGCAAGTCCGGGTTATTCATAAAGTCTTGTGGGGTTAACTTTGGATTTTCTGCAAATTGCTTAATCTGATTTCCCCAGATAGACCAAACATATTGATGCTTGCCTATAGCCGAAGAGGTGGGTGCTTTAGCCTTATACGGGTCTTTCTGCCCCCGTGTTTCTACATTGGCAATGCCTTCTAATACATTTCTAGGTGTAGGAGCTGGACCAAGTTCTTGCTCAGCAGAGACGGCGAACTCAGCAAATGGGTCAGCCGACTCTACAGCAAACTCAGCAAATGGGTCTTTCTCTGCCATTTTCAACTCCTCTTAGCGCCGCGAGCTTCAAGCTCTTGCACCTTGTTTGCTGGAACTTTCAGCTTTCTTCCGTCAGGAGCAATCATATCGACAAGACCACCCTGCGCTGCTGCCGCTGCCGGCGCTGCTTGTCCTGGCCTGTACTTTTCCAAGATACCTGATACTTGCTCTTCATCGGCAAGGTTAAATAATCCTTTACCAGTAGTCTTATTGATAAGTAAATCAATTTCTTCTTTTGGAATGCCTAGTTTAGTAGCATTGGCTACCACTTGTTTGTTTGACATGGGGGTGCTCTTCTCTTTTAAAGAAGCCAAAGCCCCAGATAGCTCGGCAAACGCTTTGTCTTTACTCGCCGCCTCTTTCTCGGATGCTTTTCTAGCAACTTCTGTCGCTGCCTTTTGCTCTTTAATTCCTAACGCTTCGCGCTTCAAACCCAGTTCTTGCTGGAAGCGAGCCTCACGACCTGTCTCTGCCGCTTGAGCCCTTTTTTCTGCAGCTTCAATCTTGTACTTCTGGGTGATAAGACCCATCTGTGTAGCATAGTCTTTCTGCAATCGGTCAAATTGTGAGTTCCAGTCTGTCTTTGGTCCTTGCGAAAAGTCTACTGCAAAAGGAGAGTTACGGTTCAACAAAGCATTTGCACCGATGGCAGTCACAAGTCCGCCCATCACGGTTTCTGCTAACTTCATAAGCTCTACTCTAGCTTGTTTCTTCTCGTAGTCAGAAGTCAGTTTAGCCTCGATAGATTGTGCAGCAGCTTGTAATTGTTGCGCTTGCTCCAACAGTGCAGCCTGTTTGTCTGGTTCAGTAGCCTGTATTGCATTTTGTATAAGAGGAGCAACGTCTTCTACTTTATCCAGAGCTGCCTCTCTAATTACAGCAGGTGCATTGGCTTCTTTAGAGAAACCTGCCGAGGCAAGGACTGCCGCGCCGGCTGCTGCAGCTCCGAGTCCTGCCGCCTTTTTCGGGACTATACTCTTGGGAGCGCCGGTAACTTCATCTATGCCCATACTTGCGTTGAACTCGTCACCGAGACTGCCACGCAAGGTTTCTTCTCTACGACCAGCAGGTCCTAGTTGAAGGGGAGCTTTCTCTTCTAGTTTCTGACCTAGGCCGCTTAGACGCGGAGAAGGAACAGGAGTCATTTGTCCTGGTTGTTCTATTGTAGCAAGAGGTCCACCAGGCTGGCCTGGCATCTGAAATCCTGTCTCACCTGGTGGGTTAATTTGTTCTTTTGCAAACGGTGGTTGCACAGACGGGGGTTTTACTCCACCCTTGGCTGCTTCCATCCCGACTTGTTCTAGCTCGGTAGGGGTTCGTCCTACAAATTTATCTACAAACTTCTGAGCACCCTCGACGCCTTCGCCGAGTTTATCAGCAACTTTTTGTAAGAATTTGCCTGAAGGCTTTTTAATAAAGGCGTTTAGCTTAGTAGCATCTACGCCTAGCTCGGCAGCAGCATCGTCTAGTTTATCTGCTGGAATGCTTTCCAAAATACCAGCAAGCTGCTTTGGTTTTAAAATGTCCGCCATACCAAGTCTCCTTTAGCTAATGAGCTGCAGGAGTCTAGCATTATTTTACGGTAGAAGCTATACTCCCTGCGCCTGCACCCAATGCAGCGCCTAGTTGTCCTCCGGCAGCGTAGCCACCGGGTCCGGCAATCAGGGCTCCGGCTACACCGCCAACAACAGTACCGATGCCTGACCACATAGCTGAACGATTCTGGGCCTTTGCCTTTTCTCTGGCCAGCTTGTCTTTAGCGTCTGCCACGGCTCGGGCCATGTTTAGTTTGTGTTCTTGGTTCAGCGCAGACTGCTCGTAGGTATACGCGTTCCTTAGTTCCATCTCTATTTTCTGCTGGGCAACCTGCATAAGCCGGAGTCTACGCTCAGACATCTGGGAGATAGTTTGCTCGTAGTCCTGCATAGTCTCGACGTCCTTAGCATGCGTGACTGCATAGTCTAGTAATTGTCGTTCGTTAAAGACTGTCTTGCCAAGCTCGTCCTGCTCGAATTGCATAGAGGCATCGAACAACTGCTGCTTTGTCGACATCCCTAGCTTAGTCAGGGTGTCTTCTGCTTTGCGCAAAGACGTATTGAGGGCGGCCCGACGTTGGTTCAAAAGCTCTCTTTGGTCAAGCTGGGACTGTGCTTGCTGTTCCCGGACCTGCCCCTCTTGGAGCTGAAGCTGGGTCTGCTGTGCCTTTTGCACTGCCTGGGCTTGCTGCTGCACAGCCTCTGCGCCAGCCAGGGCTACCTGGGCACGACTGACTGGAGCCTGCGTACCGAGGCCCTTCATTGCAGATTGTAGTCTTGTCTTACTTGCCTCTGCAGCGCCTTGGTCAAGGCTTTGCAGGGGTGGTTGCATTGCTCGCAGTCCCACTTGGTTTCTCCTTTTTCTCTGTTGCTGCATACTCAAGAGTACCAGAGATAATAGACTTAGCTCCAGAAGCAATCTGGGCTATCTGTGTAGCCTCGGATTCTGTCGATGCTAATCTAAGGGCAGTCTCTAAGTCCATGTTAGCAAGAAGTTTATCGAAGTCTCGCTCTTCTCCGGCTAGCGCACGTTTGAAAGATATGTCAGACTGCAGCAAGTCCCGCTCATCTCTAAAGAGGGCCTCGGTCAAAGCTTCCTTAAATTGGACCGCATTGTCGAGCCTTCTTTTCCTTCCTTGGATTTCTAGCTGGTCTGTGTATTTCTTGTTCGAAAGACGCATCCCGAACAACGCCTGCTCCATCTTAGCCTTATCTTTACCTAAGTCTAGCTTAGCCCTGCCTTGCTCGAAGTCTTGTAAAATCAAGAGGCTGCGGTTCATAAGTTCCTGCGAGGCATTGACTTGCTTCTCGTCCATCTCTTCTAGGTTGAACTTTAACTGTTGGGTCTGCTCGGCCTGTTGTAGCTGAGCGCCGGCTTGCATTTGCCTGGCCTGCTCTTGCATGACTCGCTGGCCTTGCTCTGCTTCCTGCAGGGCTACTTGTTCTTGGATGACGTCTTCTTGGATTGGTCCTGCCTCACGGGCACGACCGGTGGCTGCTTGCTGTACGTTCCGCAAAGCCTGTGTCGTACCACCAATGGATGCCAAGGCAGAGGGCTGCCCGGCCTGGGGACCTAGTGGTGCTGGGGCGTTCTTGTTAATAGCCATAATGTTTTATCCTGTATAACTTACTAATTTATTGCTACCAAAAGCTTTTAGAATTGTTGCTAGTTTTTGAGGAGATGACATTAAATTCTTATCTCTAAGTTCTATGTGCATATCCTTTTCAAGTCTTTGGCGAATAACTTGTTTTTGGCCTGCACTCAGACTGTCAATCAACCCGGCTGACATAATCTGTTCTGCAGCATCAAGGGCATCTCCCGGACGAGTATTCCCGTCTCCTAGGAATGCAGCGAGTTCTCCTGCAGCACGTCCTTTGATTTCTTTAACCTTGTTTTGGAAGTTGTTTAACTCTGTTTGAAGAACTTCTGGCTCCAGATTTGCCGCTAGTTTTAGCTGAAGGTCTGTCTCCAGAGTTGCAAGCTCGGAAACCAGCGGGGCTAGCTTCTGAGTTCCTTGTGTGTTTAACCAATTCTTATTCCCACGACCAGAGATAGCCTGCAATACATTCTTGATGCTTGTCTTTACTGGGGCAGTAGCACTGGCTGCATCTTTCTTCGCTCGACCTATCTGTACGTTTTGCTTAAGCTTAGTTACAGCCTCTGGGCCTAACTCTCGATTTGCAACACTTGCTATAGTACCAAGACTTAAGTACATCTCTTGTGCTTTCAGTCTCTCGACCGGAGTTCCCGTAGTAAGTCTTTGCATCTCTGCGATGTAGTCAACAAATGTTGTCTGGGTGTAACCCTTGCCAAGCCCTTTGATAATCTCGCTTTGTTTTGCACCCAAGGTCTCTGCGGTAAAGTCTGCATCCACGACTGGCAATGCAAAGTCCAGCACTGCCTTGCCTACTGTATCCGAGCTTAACCAAGCATCGGTTAATGCCTTAGCTTGTGTTACATCTCCGTTTGCAGCGGAGGCAATCGCTGACAGGTTGTCCGTGTTGAAGCTCTTGGCTTTGTCAGCAGGCATCGACTCGAGGATTTTGAACTTAACACTCCGCGCTGCAGAGGGTGGCTCGTTAAGGACTGCCGCAAAAGTTGGAGCAGTCTTAGCAGCTTCTGCAGACCAGGTTGCCCAGTCTACGTCTTTAGCCTTATTCCAACCGGGGATAGTGGAATCGAGTAGCTTCGAGTAGACTGCTGCGTCGTCGCCAAACTTATCTACAAATTCCTTGTTGGTCTTTGCAAAGCCTTCCGCTCCGGCCAACAACTCGTTGCGAATCGGGACGAGTGCAGCTTTGTTTCTGGTAATCCAGTCTGCCAGGCCTTTGTCTATTCCGGATAGTTTAGTCAGTTCTTCATCACTCTCGAGTGTAGTAGCAATCACGCCTTTAAGTTTAGGGTCAGACATGAGTTCTGAGACTTTGACGGCTTGACCGCCGACAATGACAGTGTCTCCCTCGGCTACCTGCGCTTCTAGGTTATTAGCCTTCTGTTCTATGGAAGTAACACCGATAGCGCCGAGTTCTGCCAAGCGTTGCCGTGCGTAGTCTTTCTCGGTCATGCTGTACGTCGGGTCCTGCAGAACGTCACGAAGTGCGTCTACATCCTGGAAGCTACGGTTCTTCCATGCTTTTAGTTGTGCCTGGACTTCTCCAAGAGTCATCTTTCCGAAGTCTTCGTCTGACACACCGAGGATAGCTGGTACATCCGAGACATCGTTTTGTTGGTCTACAAATTGGGATAAGGCTTCTGGCAAGTCTGACATCTTCATTTCAGAGAAGTTCTTCAGTACGGTAGCCATCTGGGTTTTGATAGTACCGACGTCTGCTTGTGTAAAGAATTTACCGAACTTGTCTGCCAGGCTAGTTGTGCTATCTGTGATAGCTCCACCAAGTTTAAGTGCATCTAGGGCTGCAGTGATGTCTGCAGGAGAGGCATCCATCTTCTTAATCTTGTCTAGGGCAGCCATAGCTTTGTCTATCGAGCCTTGGTCTGTCAGGCCCAAGGAAGACAAGTGGGCAGCCACGGCTGCTTTGTTGACAGGGTTTGGTACTGCTACGTTTGCTGTAGAACTAATCTTGGTCTGCAAAGCAGTCTGGATGCGTCCGTCCAGTGAGCCTAACCCTTCCAGGACGTTCATCTTTTCTTGGAGAGACTCGACCGTAAAGCGACCTCTTGCCCCGTTACGCTCGGATTCTTGCATCAAGTCTTTAGTTCTGAGTCTTTCTTTCAGGGTTCCCTGGACCATGCCACGGATTTGGTTTGGCGTTCCGGCCATCTTGGACACATCTTGCGATGCGCCGATGCCTTGTGCGCCCAGTGGAGTAGGCGGTGCAGCTGGCAGACCTTGCTGTCTGGCAAGTTCTTCGCCAGACATTTCTTGAAGAGTTCCAGATATTTTGGCTAGTGCGTCAGCCATTACTTAGTGCTCCCTTGTTTGCTGGTCTGGGCTGCTTCGGTGATGCCTTCCGTCCCCAGACCGGCCACGCGGAACGAAAGTCCGGTGACCTGGAGTGGGGTGTGCAGGCCATTATCACTGATTTTAGTCTGGAAGTAAAGGCTCTTCGGGTTGCGGACTGCATACCGGAGAGTAACTTGTTTACTAGGTGTTAGCGTGGAAAGACCGTCCGGCTTGTTTGGCACGTCCAGATAGAACGTATCCAAGGCAGGGAAGCTATCCACAAGGTTAACGGCCATTCCTACGGTAGCCGTGTTAACATCGACGGCCCCCTCTATGAGCTGCGGGATACGGTAATGTACAAGAAGATGCAGCACTCGTTTACGGATTGCCGAGTCACCGAAGTCCAGGGCGCGGAAAGTCACAGAACAACTGATTGCCTGTCCGTCGTCTGCATAGTCGTACTTAGAGTTGCCAGACGAGACTTGATAGACCCGGCCTGCAGTCGTACAAAAGAATGCATCTTCCAGGAGGTTACACCAGCCTGTCGTCGGATGGTTTGTATAGCGTGTCCAGGAACCATAAGAGTTCTTGGTGTCTTCCTTGGTATAGTCATAGACGAGGACAGACGAGGGAACAATATTGGCTGTCTCCGGATAGGAAACCTTGTACTTACGACCGACTCCGTATGCATGACCGTGCATGAGGTCAAGCTGGGATTTCTCTACGTCTTGCCGCCAGAGACGGTCAGCGTAGGAACCGATGGGCTCGACAGTCAGGGCGCGAGTCAGACGGTACAGTCCGGCTTCGTTTGCGAACATGATACCTTCGCGAGTCGCCGCGATGGAATACGGAGCGGTACAACCAAGACCATTGGATTCTAGTTGCTGTGCTCGCCTTGACTCGACATCGACGACATAGATAGAATTGGACTTAAAGACAATCAGCGACGAACTCTTAAGAGCGGCACCGAATGCAGACTCCGAGAAGAATGGAAACACTCCAGTAATCTCTTGTCCGTCTGCAGGGTTGACGTCTACGATAGAGTCTGACAGGACACCATCCGTGTCGAACGGACGATGGAAGACTTCGGCGTAGTTTGGATAGGATACGACAAGCCTGGACGGAAACTTGGCAGTCGTGGCTCCGACTTGTACGCTAGCCCCGATGACCTTCACGCCGTTACCATAGTACTCCACACCACCAAGCGAGGCCGGCATGACTATTTCAGGAGTAGTTTTAAGGCTGTTCTCAGGGAAAGTCAGAAGCAGAGTCTGACCACCGAGGTCAAGCCCGGCGTTTGCGAATAGCCAAGGAGTTGTCTCTATGGCTTGCGAGAAGTTAATTGCATTAGATAACCGAAGCAGAACACGAGACGCAGCGGAGTAAAGCACGTCGTTATTTGCATTACGCCAGGAGTAATTGTAGTCAGAACCTACATAGATAGGGAAAGAGGTAGGACCTGGTGTTAATATCTGGCATTGCAGCATTGAGTCCGGATAATGATAATGCCTAATCAGGTAAATATCTGTACTGCTGTTCTGCACTACCTGTAAAATTGTATAGTAATCAACTCCAGGAGCAGCTTGGTTTGGCGCTAAAGAGTAGGTTCCTGCACTGTAAAGCAGCTTTTGTCCAACAGTCCAGTTTGTGTTTCCTGTTGTAATTTGAAACTCAGGCCAGGTCGGCTCAACACCAAGCTGGATAGTAACTTGTGTTACGCTTGTTCCGCCAACGGTAACTTTATGCCAACCACAAGAAGTTAGATGTTCCCTGTTTGCTTGAACACCCTGAAATAGGTACAACCATTCACCTACAACAAATGTTTTTGCACTGGTTATTGTTAGTGTGACAGTGCTGTCATTGTTTATAGCCGCCGAAATAACACTAACTCCATTGGTTTGTAATTCAAAACCAAGGTCATTTACGCTTGTTGTTCCATCTTTACGTAGATAAAATAGCTGGTTATCAAAAGCCGACAACAGTGGGTTACCATAGATGTCTATCTTAATCTTAGGGTCGTCCTGGATATTAGCCAAGACCAAACGATTATCAGTCACGGTGCAGTACTTAGCTTGCGGTGGCTGCGACAGGCCGTTACCCAGATTTGCTCCAGCAAGGAAAGTCAGAGTCCTGTCGTCTGGTTGGGCAGGAAGTGCTTCATCCGAGACTGTATCTATCACATCTATGTAAGGCTTTATAACGTCAAACAGGATAGGAAGTTTTGCGATATTGTAGAATGGCGCTACAGAGTTTCGCTTGGTCCTGTAAACTTCTAGATAGACTTTGCTGTAGTTCAATTGCTCGAACTTAGGCAGGCCTATTAAGCGAATCCGGATGGCAGCAGAGTCTGTCAAAGAGATGTAAAACTCGCTTGAGCCTGTCGTCGCTGAAGTCACCACGTTGTCGTTCGCGTCGTAGGCTGTCAGGCGAAAGTAGTAGCGGTATATGTTTGGTTGATACTGAGCAATAGATGCACTTGTATTTGTTACATCCAGAGCGTTATCAAGCACTACGTGGTTGTTGGTAATATCAATGGTAATCACATTAAAATACAACTTACTACTTCCGGCTACGGTAATTTTATCACCGGGAAGGAAGTTATTAATTGTACTGACTGTTGCTACAAGATAGTTATTACCGGTTGTTGCATTCATTGTAACGGCAGATTTGGTAGGAACAATAATTTTACCTGGATTGATAGAATCCATGGTAGCAAACACCTGTGGCTGCCAACGGACCAGGCCAGACCGGTAAAGGTTAACCCCGTCGTACTTCATAAGATGGTCGGAGTAGTTTGCAAAGTACATGTTGTCCTGGGCCATGACGGACCGGACGAACTTCTGCTCGGTGTATGGGCTACCCTCGAGATGCTTAATTCGGGAGACGGACCCGGTCGGATTCTCCAGGACTAGCCAACGACGAGGGACGGTCACGGAGAGCAAGGAGTTCGGGTCATCGTAGAACTCGTCCTCGTAGGACAGCTCCAGGACCTTTCCAAGAATGTACGGCGAGACCCCGAGAGACGTGGAGGTAGTGCTATCCTTAACATTGGTAGAGTCCAGCGTAATGCTTGTAGTATTTTCCAGTGCCTTGATTACGTATTCCCCGGAGTAGCGTCCACAGGAAGCCAAGACTACCCGCTGTCCGACCGTGAAGTTCGAGGAGTTGACGTTCGTCACGAGGGCTTCCCCGGTCTCTCCGTCGAAGGAGACTGCCACGCCTGTTAGGTTAGCAGGGACGATGTACTTGACTCCGTATTTCCGCTCTCGGTCTGACAGGGCTACTACATCGCCTACCACGAATTTCTCGTAGGGCTCGGTATTAGGATTGTTAACGTCGCGGACCTTCAGCATTCGGCCAGTCCTGCGTAGAGTATAGACCTGCCCGCCAGGCATGGTGATTCGCTCACCTACGCCTGTCAGCCAAGAGGTATTGCCGGACGTTGCCACGCAGGACAAAGAACCAGACAGACCTTGTGGGAATGCTTCACTCTCCAGGATGTCTCCGTAAACGAGGGACCACACAGAGCTAGACTCGGCATTGAAGACAACCTTGTCCGTGAAGACGCCTGCCTCACCGATGTCGTCCTCGTCGTAGTCCGGCGTGATAATGGCTGCATTGTAAATTCTAAATATGATATGGTCGGACGCCGCTGCACTGAAGTACTTAATAGCCCACTCACCACGATGGATAGACTGGGAGGAGCCAGAGATAGTCAGCCTGTCGTGCTCGAGGGAAATAGCATCACCGGTTCCTGCCTGCGAGACTCTGTTTGGCGTGAGTACTTTAACTTCGACGACACCCTCAGAGTAGTACCGGATGTAGGAAATGTTACCCCAGCCCTCTGCTCCACCGGTGAAGCCGTAGGATGGACGAGTACGACCGGCTGGACCGAAGAGGGGTCCAATGACAACTTCTGTGTCGACTGTCGTCCGGAGCAATGGCTGTCTGGAAGGCAGGCTACTGTCATACACGGCTTTGAATAGATTCCAGCCCAGTCCGGCAACGAGATAGTTCTCTCCCTCGGATTTGTACGAATCAAGGTGAGAGACCCATCCAGAGCGTTTTGGATTGCCTGGGTATAGCTTGGCATGGTCGAGACCGTAAAGGCATAGCTGTGGGCTTAAATCGACTCCGTTTGACCCGACGTCCGTTACACACAGTTTGTTTGTCCGGACCGATGCACGTTCCCAGAGAATCTTAAGCTCGACAGACGAACCTGTTTCGTTAGTTAGATAGACAAAGGCTTCTTGGTTTATGACTTCTACCTTGTCAGGCAGGACTCGAGACCAGCTTGCGCCGGCTTTCTGATAGACTTCGAAAAATGCAAAGTCTGCAGCAATAGGAAATTTACGAGAAGCATTGACGCTGTTGTCCTGGATTGTAGCAGTACCAACGTCGATTTCCGGGATAGAGGCTACAACCATACGGATAGACGCTGGCTTAGCCTGACCAGTAAATTGCGCTACGATGGTCGAGCCCGTCACGGTTACGCTGTCCGGGAAAATCTCCTCGCCGGTCGTAGGATTGTAGTACCGGGTAATGTAGTTCTGGGTATTCAACTGGTGGATACCCTGGCCTACAGTATAGCGACCAGGGAAGCCGACATCTTGGCTAATCGTCGCAGCCCAGCTTTCGCCGGCGACAGTCTTGTGGTCCTTAACATAGACAAAGCATTTAACATCTCCGGTTACACCCTCTATGGAGTCTACTTCGACGTCAAAGCTTACTGTATTGATTGTGATGGAATCTGCATAGACGATTTCATTGCTCTTTGTGCCTTCTCTTTCTGGAGCGTTGTAGCCCAGTCCGACAAAGAGGTCCCTGGAAGTCGCGCCGATTTCGGCTGCATTCAGGATGTAGTTCTGCGTACCAAGTATAACACGAGGGTCAACTGTAAAGGTCGAGTAGTACCTAGGCACTGACCCGGCCAGAAGAGTAGACGTACCGTAGAGCATGACCGGGTTGGACTTCAGAGTCGAGAAGTCAATGGTTGCCGTACCACCGGTAAGTTCGTCAAAGTAAAAGCAAAGCTGGTTGCCGTTGATGCGCTCGGCTTTGTAGACACGGAGCGGGAGAAAGCCTGCATAGGGCTCGTAGCCCTTGCGCTTCTCGACGTAGCCCTGCGCGTTCGGGTTCATGTTCTCGAGGTCTTCGACGAAGGTCGGCGGGACCGCATCTTCCGAGGCAAGTTTGTTCATGCCGGAAGAGAAGTCTTTTTCCAATACGGTTTGATAGTTGGCACTAGCCATGCTGAGATACTCCTTTGCCTGTAGGCCGCGTAGAGTTGCGCCAACAGGAGTCTCTCAGACTTGCAGGGAGTTATCTACCCCGAGGCAGATAATTTAGCGGTCTTCCGCCGGCAGGATAGAAGCGGGACCGGGATTGGATTCTCTCGGTACTAGGCCTGTTTGCCCAGGAACGCTCGACTGCTACCTCGAGCTCCTTCTTCAGGGCTACGCCAAACTCTGCCTGCTCGCCAAGCTTTCTGCGAAGCTCTGCTTCTGCGAAGGCAACGATGTAGTTAGACAGGGGCTTGCGAAGCACGGAAAGGCAAGAACCATAGACCGGACAGATATAGTCATCGGCTTCGACCGTCGTAGGGATTTCGCCGACTACGGTACGGTCCTGCACGGAAGTGCGGACAGGGACTTGCTTAAAGGTGAGTTTCTTACCAGTGATGTTCTGGATTTGCAGAGTACACTTAATACGACCCGTGTTCTTGTCGACCAGGTTAACAAACCCTTTGAGGTCGTCCACGGTTGTGTCTAGCTCTTCGCCTACGTCGTCCAGGGTGATGTACCGTCCTGCGACGTTCACGCTGGTGATGCGTCCTTGCTCTTTGACGAGCGGGGATGGGTCTTGCAGATACCATGCACGGATTTGCCAGTCCACGCCGGACGGGACAGGAACAAAGCGAATCTTATCTTGGTAGACTGTGTAATAGGTAGGCACTGCCTGCTTACCAGGACTCTCGTAGGTAGAGATGTCCATGAAAGAAATACGTTGAATGTCGTGGTAGATGCCGCCTTTGAAGACTTCTACTTTCATAAGACGGTCTTCGAAGACGTCTTCTGGCAAGTAGTACTCTGCTTGCCCGTCGACTTTTGAAATTGTGGTATAGGTCAGGAGCGGAGATTCGTACTGCCGGGAGAGGATAGAGCAAGCCTGGTCCTGCCCCCGGTTGATGGCCGCAAGGATTTCTTCGTCAGAAATGGCAGAGGTATTGTCCTCACCAATGACTTGGCGGACTTCCTCAACAAGACGGCGGGTCGTGAGTCGTCGCTGACTAGCCATTCCTGGAGACTCCTATTAAACTTTAACTGGCTTCTTTTTAGGCTGTGGCATTTCTTCTTCGCTGACTTCCGGTAGCGGCGTAGAGGATGCTCCACCTGTTGCAACTTCAAGGCCGCGCTTTTCGACTTCAGCCATGAGCTCTTCGTCGGATAGTTTAGCGAGTTCTCCGACAGAGACTTCCTCTTCCGCCATGCCTTCGCCTTCGCTCATATCTTCGCCTTCAGGACCTTCTTCGCCTTCGATTTCAATCTCGATGCCGGCCATAGGCTTTTTCTTCTTGCCTTCCTCTTCCGAGTACTCTTCTTTCATGCCTGGCATTTTGCTCTTCATACGGTCTAACATGTTAATCTTCCCTTTCTACTCTACGTAAACGGTCTTCATGGTCTTTAACTTTTTCGACCAACTCTGTCAACTTAATAGACTGTACTACAAGTTCTTGCCTAATTCCACTAAGTTCTTTAGATACATCTGTGAGCTTATCACCAAGCGAGGCAATGCCCTTGTTGGCAAGGTCGTAGGCACCGTAGAGGACAAGGACGGCAATGAGCAGTGCAGCAGCTCGAGATTCCAAAGCTTTTGTTAGCGAGGAGAGCGATTCCTTGACCATGGCCTGTCCTTTCCTTTTTGGTTGGGGTACAGGCGGTAGTTTAGCTGGCCAGTCTAAGGATTTCTATAGGGGGTTTTAGTTAGAAGAATAGTATAATTTTTCTAACAGGAGGGGTTTATACTACGGGGATACGCCAAAGCTTCGCCTCGGACTTCGTCCTCGGAAGGAGTCCTCCCTTCGGTCGGCCTCACCAAGCTGGAGCTCTACAGGCCCAGTAGCCCGCCTTGAATTTGTCTTTCTTTTCGCTGCAGCTATGGCGGTCACGGAAAGCCTTGCGACGCTTGGGGTCGTCCGGGTGGTTTGGCATTGAAGAGTCACCGTAGCGGACAATCTTTTCTTCGCCGTCTTTACAGGCTTTTACTTTATAGTCGTGCTTTCCATCGTTTGCACGAGTCGGTTTGTTGCACGGCATCCGGTCCTTCATGGATTTGACAGGCATGGTTATGCTCCGTACCTCTTAGCCAGCCAATCGACACCTGTCTTCAGGGCCTTGACTGGGTCTCTGTAGAATCCTGCCTTTATGATTAGCACGATTATATCTGCCAGGACTACCATGATAAAATCTTTGTACTCTTCTTCCGAGAGGGTCTGACCGTGGGACTGGATATAGTGGAAGCAGTCCTTGGCCTTCGTAGCGACTTTCTTGTCGGACTTACGCTGCCTTAAGTTTATGACGTTGTTTGACTCTTCCATGGCTATTCCTCCTGGGACAGCAACTCACATAGGAAAAGCATATCCCAGCCCATGCTATCATGCCAAGCCTTCTCTGCGCTATCTCTTTCCCAGGCCCATTGTCTGCCGTTTCCAGGCTGGACGTTCATGCTAAGCAGGGTCAACGCGGCACGGTCTTTGTCGCCCGCTAGGTAGAGAAACCAGGGATTCCCGGAGTCGCGCCTGGCGAGTATTCCGGGAACTCCGGAAGACTGACCAAGGAGGTTACAAATCAGGGCTTTCACGGAAAGCAGATGACATTGGTATCCCAAGGGCGTCACGAGAGCGGAAATCGCCTCGAGTGAAAAGAATAGCCAGCCAGGCATCCAGTCAGACTTAAGCCGCGAGTCGCAGCCTACGGCCTTCGCTACCTGGTTAGTCAGGTAAGTCATCTGCGGAGTGAGAGTACAGCGCCGGTCGGAGGACTTCGGACAGAGACACCCGGTCTTATTGACGTACCCGATGAGTCGTTCAAGAGGGGCAGGGTTCCGCGTCACCAGGGTCCACAGAAGGACACCGAGGAGCATGTCCTTCGAAAAGCCGTCCGTTTCTGGAGGCAGGTCGACGAGGTCTGGCGACCGGACTGGCCGGCCATCCAAAGCGATGCAGAGGGGAGTGTATCCGACCGCCTCTCCTACACCTGCGAAAGTCAGGAGAGCGTTGAAGAGAACCATGTCCCCGCTGTCACCGCCCGACTTACAAGGAAAGCCCAGCTTGGAGCTGGTCCAAGGCCGGGCTTTTTCTTGCAAGTATTTCAGTTGCATTTCGTACATGAGTCGAAGACTCCTTCCCGTTAGGGGGGCATCATTTACTCTCAAGGGCAGCGAGGCGGGCTTCGAGCTCTTGAATTGCCTTGACCAAGACTGGAATCATGTTTCCTGTTGCCAAGAACTTAGAGTCGGCAAAACCGCCGTTTTCGGATTCATCTTTGGTCGTTACACATTCCGGAAGAACTGCCTCAACTTCCTGCGCGATAAATCCTTTGATATTTTTTTCTCCACCAAACTCTTCTTTCCAGTCATAACTTACAGGATTAAGTGCTTTAATTTCTTTTAAACCGTAATTCGCAGGTCTCACGTTTTCTTTTTTACGAGAATCAGAGGCGTCTATAACTTGCAGAGTTGTACCAGATACACCAATATAACCCTCAAAGCCACTACTTGCGGCGAGAAATTCAATATACGAGTTTCCAGAATTATTTAATGAAACTGCCGGCTTTCTTACATACAAAACCGGAGTTCCGGCAGGGTTGGTAGTCCCTTGAAGTTGATGTGTATTAGTTGCAGAAGCAGCAGTGCCCACCAACAAGTTCCCGCTCGCTTCGATGCGCATGCGTTCTGTAAACGAAGCATAATTTTCAGCTGAATGAGCAAAACGAATTACTCCCCCAGTATTGACGTTGATAACAGAACCAGATGTGGCATCAGAGTACATTCTAAAAAAGTTTGTACCGTCTGCAGAGTCTGTTGACTGCAGTGCGTTGGAACCTGCTATACCTTTAACCTCCAATGGTTTTCTTGGACTCGCCGTCCCGATTCCTACATTCCCGCTCGCATCCACCACGACGCGCTGCACGCCGGCGGTACTAACACCGAGAACATTTGCAGACACACGATAGAAACCTGTGCCGCTGCTGTTAGAAAATGCAAAGGAAGGGGATGCCGCGCTACCATCTGGTACGGCTGTCCAGGATACGGGGGTGGTGGCAGGGATTACTGAGCTAGACATAGGGGGTTCTCCTTAGTTTAGTTTTTTGGTTTTAGGCTATACGGACTGCGCGGATTGTGCCTTTTCTTGAAGGTGTACCCAATGTAAAAAGCATATAATTGTTTAAATAGATTGTTTTAGAAGTTGCTGTTGAATAGACAAATGACGGATGTGTAATAGTCGCTTGAGAGACGTTGTTTGAAGGCCATATTCCTATATCTACTACGCTAGCGCCAAATCCAGCGATAGTGTTTCCGGTGGCAGAAACATCTGATAATACAGAACCGGCCGCTGTTCCGGTAGATGAATTTTGTAAGAATGATTGGCTTGCGCTGATTAACCATGTCCCTGGTGTTAAAGTTATAGAAAGGAATCCTGTAGTACTATTATTTGCTAATCCAGTTGTAGTAAATGTGTTAGACTCCGCCGAAATAACTTCCCCTACATACCCCGCCGGTACCGCAGTACCATCTCCCGCCGATTGCAGTAATTGTTTATTGCTCATTTGTGTGTTCTCCTTAGTTTAATTTTTTGGTTATGCGATTCGGACTGCGCGGATACTTGCGCCTTGCGATGCGTAACTTGTAACAGTTGCTGTTGTAGCCATTGATAATTTATATGTTGTAGAACTTGATATAGTAACAATTGTAATTCTTGATGTTGTTAGTCCAAAACTTCCAGCAACACTTTCATTTCGGTGAAGCCACCAAGAATCTATCATCGTGTTATCACTTTTTCTAACATAACCTAGATGAATAATGTCGGCCGTTCCTTTGCCGTATAATCCTGTTATTTCTGAATATAAAATCCAAGTTCCAGCTGAAAGAGTCACGGTTGCACCAGAAATATCTGCAATTGCACCTGACGTTCCATAATTTGTATAAGTTCCTGAATTTAATCCGCTAATAACTTCCCCAACATACCCCGCCGCCGGAGCTACGCCACTCGTACTACCCAACACAGGACCAGTTACCAATCCACCAGAAATCTGCAGCGGCAATGTCGCGCCAACAGCCGGGGCGTTCAGGGCGAAGTTAATACTACCGGAGACCCAGCCTGCGACCGGCGGCATCTGGACCTGCACAAATGCGTCCGGGCCGGAGATAATCACGTCCACATTGAAGCCAGCCGGAGGCGTGTCGCCCGTGGTCTGGTAAGCTACCTTCCAAGCGTTAGCCGCGTCCTTAACGAACTGGGCCTTGATGTAAAAGCGTCTGTCAATTGTTGCATCAATGTAGACCCAGCCAGTCAATTCGCCTGCCGTATAAGCCGTGACGTTCTGGATGTTCGTGGTCTGGCTAACCAGTGCCGCGCCGTTCAAGCCAATTTGCGTCTGGACGTTAGCTCCGCCTACTACTGCGCCGCGCTTAGGAGCGACGTACAGACTGGTAGCCGAACTAGCAACACCGATAGGCAGAGAAACCTGTCCGACAACGCTTGGCTCGGTTGCTGTGATAGCTCCAGCCGTTGCAGCCGAAAGGAAGTAGTTCTCGCCTACAGTTAAACCCGAAAGTCCTGCAACTTCTCCGGAGAGAGTTAATTCAAAAGTATTAGCGTCAATGACACGGGAGACCATACCTACGACTTCTGCCGTGTTTGCAGCGTCTGCCTTGGCCTTAGCGTAAACCGAGCCGTTCATATACAGGATGTCGCCGATAACAAAAGCATGCGATGCTTGAGTAACACGGTCTGTAGTACCGCCGCCGCCGAGGCTTGACCAGCCGGACAACTCGTTGTAGCCCTCGAATGCGTCGTCTGTATCGTTATAGCGAATCATACCCTTGAGCTGCGCAGCCGTGCCCGTCGGGCGGTTCGTCGTTGCATTACCCAAAGGAAGACGGAGTGCGCCTGTACCAGAAACAGTAAGCAGGCCGCTCTCTGCAGTCACGGAGCCGATTGTTTTGTTGGACAGAGTCTGTGAACCCGCTTCTGTGACGAGCACACCGGTTGCAGGGAAGGTGACGTTTGTCATGTCTGCGCCGGCACCGCCGCGAATCTTAGCAAGAGCTGCTTCAGAGTCGAGGTCACCGTTAGCGTCCGAGATAAGGACGTGGCTGTTACCTACGCCTGTCGTAAGGCTGCCAAGGTAAATACGGCTAGCAGAGTTAATTGCCACGCCGCTCATTGTTGGGTTGGTAATGCTTGCGCTGGCAATTGTACCGCCGGAGATTGTCTTTTGTGATAAAGTCTGGCTAGAGTCTGTGTCTACTATAACTTTAGGAACGCCGGAACCTTTACCAACTGTTAAGAGTAGGTCGTCCGAGTCCCAAACCATAGAGCCTGCAGCAGTCTGTGCTGGGCTTGCGGTAGCAGGCAATACTATTGTGCTGGCTGAGTTGATTGCCGCGCTCGTCATAACAGGAGCTGTCAGCGTCTTGTTAGTCAGAGTCTGCGCAGTGTCTTTCATTACCATTTCGTCCGCGCCGTCAAGCACGTCCGGGATAGTAACTATAGTTTCGCCTGCGGCTGTTTGCTCGCTTGCTTCGATTTTGACTGTCTTGCCGCTTGCAAGGCGGATGACTAAGGATGCTAATTCTGTTAGAGCACCATATAACCGCATGTATTTATTCTCCTTTTTGTGTTATCCGCCGAGGGTTGCTAGTCGTCGTTCTAATTCTAACACCTTAGCTTCTAGTTTCTCTACGTTCTGTTTAGCGTTCTCGATTGTCATACTGGACTGGATTCTAAAATTGACTGTATTCCCCTGGAAGCTCGCGTGTGGACACACCATCTCGACCGTGTTTGCCGAAGCAGTAGTGTCGGTCGACACAAGGGCAGTCATCACCACTTCGGTAGCGCCTTCTGGTCCCCGGGCCGACGAGGGCTCGCGTGTCAGAGGGATGCGCTGCATACCGGGATATACTCCTGGGTCTGCTCCGAAGTGTAGCAAGTAGGTCCCAGGTACCACCGGAGTCGTTCCTGTGTAGGACACACGGGAGCGGTACCAGGATGCGCCGTTCAGACCGTCTGCTTGCGGAAGAGTGTACAGCGACAGGAAAGGCAATTTGTTAGTGTAGGTCGTGACGACCATCCAGAAACTATTGACCTGCCCGTATTGCACTGCTTGCTGGGTATAGCTAAAGAAGTACCAGTTAAGCTTTTGTCCAGTCGTAGCGTTCTTGAAGTACCAACCTTCCCGACCGGATGGGTCTGCCACCGGGGCTGCACCGTCTGCATAAACCTGCGAGTTGGACTCGTAGATTGTATTAGCCGGTGCGACCGAGGACTTGTCCATCATGTCGAGGCGTTGCCATTGGGTTCCGTTGTGGAGGAGCCAGTCGCCCGCGTCTGTCTCTATGAATGTTTTACCACCCAACGAACAGACGTAGTACTCGCCTTTCTTGCCGGTCGCATGCGAGAGTGCGGGTACATTGGTCGCGGCGTTCCACGTTCCTTTGTAGTCCAGCACGCCTAGCTTCTTTGCGAATCCATCCAGAAAGCCCACCCGTTCGTACCTCACTCGTAAGGAGCCTTCCCCTGCGGGTCGGCTCGCTCGTTCATTTTTTAATAAAGCAGGGGCCTGTTAGACCCCGAAGCGTTACGCCTGATATTGAACGAAAATCCAGTCGCCGGAAGCCAACGACTCTTGTCCAGGGCTGACCAAGGAGTTCAAGAAGGTAACTCTCGAAACACCGCCGACCGTAGTCACAGTGTAGTCAAGGCTTGCTCCTTCGTGAATCATCAGGCGGCCTACTGCGATAGAAGTAGACTTCGATACTGCAGCGTGGTCGAGCATGATATAGCCGTTGCTTACATCTTGAGCCGACAACTGCACTGCCTTCTTGTAGAAAGCCTTAGCTTCGAGAGCCGAGATACGGGAGTTGTGAGCCGTGTCCACGCTTGAACGTGCTGCAGCTTCAACTGACATCTCTTGGTCTACGTAGCCCTTAGGAGCAGCGTGCTTAGCCAAGGTAGGCATTGCAACAGCGCCATTGCTTTCTTGGAGGTTGATGAAGCCTGCACCGATGAATGTCTGAGCTCCACCGAGGTTAGCACCAGCTTCGACCTTGATTGCTCCGCCGACCATTTCTGTAGTCAGGTTGTTTGGACTTGCGTAGCCAAACACTGCGCTGGACTCAGAAGCGTCGAACAAGGCAACGGTCTGGCCGGATGGGTTCTTAACGCGGAGGTCAGCGTTCTGGAAAATCATCTCGCCAGTGATAGTATCGCCAGCTTTGTTGACTTTCAGGGCTTCAGCAGCTTCAGCGCGGCTACGCTCTGCAGAGACTGCAGCAGCACGAGCAGATGCTTCAGAAGCAACGCTTGCGGAAAGACCAGCTTCAGCGGATTCAGCACGAGCTTTTTCTGCAACAACTTTAGCGTCAACTGCACCAATTTGGCCAGCCATAGTAGCAGCAAAGTTCGCGTCTCCACCGATTGCGTCGGAGATTTCTTTCAATGTGTCGAGGATTGCAGGAGCCGAGTTAACCAGGGCTGCAACCTTAGCATCAGCATACGATTGAGCTGAACTAAGAGTAGCGGCGTCGCCTGCAACGCGAGCTGCGCTTTCAGAAGCAAGGCTTGCGGAGAGAGCTGCATCAGCGGCCTGACGAGCAGAAGCCTCACCGGAGACAGCAACACCACGAGCGGCAATTTCGCCGTCGATTGCGCTTTGGAGGGCAGCGTCGTTAGCCGAACGGGTTGCAGCTTCAGCGGAAACGGCAGCTTGACGGTCAGAGATTTCAGTGCTGAGCGAGGACTGGAGTCCGGCTTCGGCAGTCTGAGCACGGGTGACTTCACTTGATAGGTTATTCTGGAGAGTAGTAACAGCAGCTTGACGTGCAGAAACTTCTGAAGAAAGGCTTGCCTGAAGAGCAGAGTCTGCATTTCCACGGCTAAGTGCTTCAGCAGCGATTGCAGCTTCGAGGTCGTCGATTGCTTCGCTAAGGTCTTGTCCGACTGCGCCTTGAAGAGCAGTGACGGCGGACTGTAGGCTAGCTTCAGCGGCTTGTGCGCGGCTAACTTCTGAGCTTAACGAGCTTTGTAGACTAGAGACAGCACTTGCACGGGAAGATGCTTCTGCGTTAATAGCAGATTGAAGGGCAGCGTCTGCAGCTTGGCGTGCGCTGGCTTCAGCAGAAACAGCGGCAGCGCGGGCTGTAGCTTCAGCCGAGACTGCAGCGGAGAGTGCTGCTTCGGCGGCCATTGCGCGGGATTCTTCTGCGTCCAATTCGCCTTGAACTGCAGATACTGCAGCTGCACGTGCGCTTGCTTCTGCACTGACAGCAGCGGCGCGAGCAGCAGCTTCAGCGTTAACATTGGATTGAACTGTAGCAACAGAGTTTGCAATCGAAGAAGCAAAGTTAGCGTCGTCGCCGATAGCCGCAGCCAACTCGTTAAGAGTATCAAGCAGGCCAGGAGCGCCATCGATAAGGTCGGAAATCTTTTGGTCGGCATATGCTTTAGCGTCTGCTTTAGCCTTAGCGACTGAGCCTTCGCCTGCACCTTCAATGACGTCCAAACGAGCGTCAAGAGCAACGTCTGCAGCCTGGCGAGCCGAAGCTTCGCTGGAAACTGCTGCTGCACGAGCAGAGGCTTCTGAGTCAATGTTTGCTTGAAGAGCCGAGTCAGCGGAAGTACGAGCTGCAGCTTCCGATGCGATAGCGGCAGCGCGAGCAGCGGCTTCGCTTGCAACGGCAGATGCGCGGGCGGATGCTTCGGCTGTGATATTTGCCTGGAGAACTGCGTCGGCAGCTTGGCGGGCGCTAGCCTCGGCCGATACTGCTGCAGCACGGGCGGATGCTTCGGCAGAGACAGCGGCAGACAATGCAGCTTCTGCAGCCTGGGCGCGGGACTTTTCTGTCTCGAGGTCGGCATCAAGAGCGAGTTCGTCGCCGTTAGCGAGAATCTCACCGTTTGGTCCAATCTTGAGGAGCTCAATGTCCAAACCGTTTTCGTCGGTTGCACGGATTGCTTCACCTTGTTTAAGTTTAAGCTTCGAGCCGTCGACGGCCTCGTTGGAGATAAATTTACCTTTAATCTGTAATGCCATGTTGGACTTCTCCTATAAGCGCAGAAGTGCGCCGGAGGCTAATATAAGCTGGCTAGATTAAGGTGTCCAGTAGGTGATGCGGAATATCTCGTCTGCCAAGTCTTCGTTAAGAAGGTTTGGGCCAAAGACTAGCCTAACATCTCCATTTGGCATGTAAGTCACTGTGTAGTCTTCGCCTGTACCTTCGAAGAGCGGGATACGGTCAAGGAAGGCCACGACTGAGTTAGGAATAACTTGTCCTGTAGTCAGGGTTACATAGCCATTTATGATGTCTTGGGCGGTTACTATTATCTTTCTTTTGACGGCAGTAGGTGCTGGTCGAAAGGCCAGCCAGTCAGAGGGAGCAGTCTTGTCCTTGGAAACATAAAGGACAGGGGGGTTAACCGAGTTATCAAGGACTATCGCACCTTTCGTCTCTGGTATCCCAGTTGGAGCCCCCTGCTGAATTTCTACACCCGTGATGTTATCAACGGCTTGCAGAAAGTCAGTAATTTGTGCAGCAGTAATGGCAATTGGTTTAGCGGCAATCTGGGTTACTCGACCCTTTTTGTCTGCCGTAAGTTGGAATGTAGCCGAAGCGTTGTTAAACTCGAATAGGTTCTCACGGACGTCTTTTAGGGATAAGCCAGCTTCTTCGCTCGCCTCAACGTCGCCAAGTTTAGTTGTATCTGCTTCGACTATTTGTTCAGATTCACTACCAACGTAGACATGCTTTGGCGCGAGCTTTGATAAAAACTCAGCGAATCTATCGATGGCATAAAGGTTTGCTTTAGCCTCGCTAGACAAGTTATCCGACACAAAAAGGCGGAGATTTCTAGTGCGTGGGGTGCTCGTAGCCACAGAGGTCTCCTTCTCTTCGACGACTTTACGAGAGAGAAGGTAGGTAAGTCAAGAAAAATCAAACCTTGAGAATGAGGACACGCCAGGTGAATGTCGCTGGTTTGTTTTGTCCGCTGAGAATTACTGTATTGGTAGTCCGCAAGATGCTATCTAAACCAATTGTTTCACCGTTTGCTGTGTCCACGACTTGTACGATAGTGTCTACCGAACCAAGGTTGTGAGTCACAACGAATGGGTCTATGTCTGCCTGAGTCCAGTTAGCCTTGAATGACTGAACACCGATTGCAGACGATAATGCACTCAGAGTTGTCTTCTTTAGTGTGTTGGAATCGGCAGAGTCTGCCAGGAGGATTGTATCTGCTCCAACCGGCGATGCTTTCGATATGGCTACCGTAGGGTCTACGGAGAGGGTTCTGGTTGCAGAGATGTCTCCACCGCCGGATAGGCCTCCGTTGGCTGCCGGGTTGATAGACACCGAGGTATGCGCAACGTGCTCGTCTGCCACAAAGTTTGTAATAAGGTCGTGGTCGATTGCGACAGGTGCGGCTACAGTAACACGTCCTTTTGCGTCCACCGTGACTTGCGACGACTGTGTTGCTGACCCGTAGGTCCCGGAGGTTACGCCGCTTGGTTTGAGGACTAGGCCTTCTCCTACAGAAGCAATGATGTCCGAGGAGTTTAGTACACCAGGGTTAGCCGGTGTAGGGGTTCCACCGAGTCCTACATAGATTTCACCTGTCTGTAGGAAGGTAGTACCTGTGCTGACCCAGCCTAATGGAATCTGTGTCTGACCAGGAGCTTGAGGTAACATAGCCAGAGCCTGGCCTACAATTCCTGGCGCGGATGGTAAGATGAACTCGTAGTTATTCGGGATGTTTGCCGGAGCCTTAATCACTGCTTTTTGGTTCAAGGCATTGCGTACCGAGAGTCCGCCGCTTGTTATGACTTCCTGCGTCTGGAAGTCTGTGTCGACTTTCGTGCCGGCTAGTTTATGCAAAGGATTGGCTGACCAGTCAGTGTTACGCAATTGGCCTAGTAGATTGACTTGGCTGTAGCTAAGTTGCTCGCCTGGAATATTGGTAAAGTCTGTCGCTCGGATAGAGTTTGTCAGGACTAGTTTTGAGTAGGCAATGTTTGCACTGGCAGAGACATCGCTATTAGTTATCTTGCCTGTCAGGTTTATACTATTGCTGCTATCAATTACTTTATTAGAGAGAGTCTGAGGTGAGCTTGTGTTAACTAGAGTCTGCTCGCCAGGAAGCAAGGTTGCTGTCACACTACCCGAGGCTAGCAAAGAGATGTTATGCCCGGTTGTGAAGTCTCCGCCAAGAGAAAGGACTCGATTAGCTCCGCCTGTATTGAGTGTCAGGGTCGAGGCTATCGTATCGGCTGAGGTAAGGGTTAGTATGTTCTTGATTTTGATTGGCGTGTAGAAGGTAGCTAGAGAGACTGGGTGAAAGTCCATCGTAACTACTTTGTTGTTCACTGTACCGAAAGACATTGTACCAGTGTTGGCTGTCCCGTTAAGGTCGTCTGCCGCTGGCTGGAAGACCATGTTAGTCTTCGCACGGAAAGTGATAGTCTCTGTGGACTCTATGAATGTATTGTCTGCAAGACGGTCAATAATCTCAAGGTTTGCTCTTGCCTCGGCCGTTAAGCCAGAGGACAAGAACAACCTAAGATTTCTGGTTCTTGTGGTTGTACCGTTAGCCATGTAAGAGCTCCGTCCTAACTAGAGGAGAGCTCCTTACGCTAGGGCTCTCACGACGATGTATGAAAGAACAGTCGAAGCACCTGGGTCTGCGCTGAGTGTGACAGCGACAGAGTCTGTGCCTGGAACTGACTTTACTACATAGGAGGCGTTAGTGGAAGCCTGAACTTGAACAATTACAACATCTGTTGCAACAACACCGGCAGCGGTGATATTTGCCAAAGTTGAACCGCCAGTAAAGTTGACTTTACCGGAGATAGCTACCTGTACTGGAATAGCTGCAGCGACGGACTCAAGTAGCTTGCGCTCGCGTTGGCCGAACCGGCGGGATGGGTATTTGCCTGCTTTGTTTGCTTCTGGTTTCAAACTGATAGCCATGGGATGTCTCCTTCGAGGGTTGTTACGTGGCTAAAACTTGGGCAGCCACCACCCGGTTTATTCTTACTCTTTTTTCTTTTTCTTGGCTACAGGCATTCTGTCTTTCATTTTGTCGTACTTGGACTTGCCTGCCTCGGACAGGGCGATAGCGACTGCCTGCTTCTGTGGTCTACCGGACTTCATAAGTTCCGAGATGTTTGAACTAACTACCTTGTCTGACTTACCTTTTTTCAGTGGCATGGCCTACTCCTACATCGACATGCTGCGTTTTGGTAACCGTCTGAGTGCTTTGCTTAGGGCAGAACCGCCTCTTCGAGGGGCTGGCTCTTCTCCTGTTAATCTGGATACGTTCTGCATTGGTTGCGGTTGCTCGAATCTTTTGTAGTTTGTATCTACAGGTTCTCTAGGTCTAGGCACTGTTTGTTGTATTGGTGCAGTAACAACTTGGTTATCCTCTGCATTCGGGTCGATGTTTGGCAAGGCCATTATGGCAGAACCACCGGATGCTACCTTTGTACCTTCGGATAGTTTGTCAGCTATACGCTGGACTACCGGAGTATAGCTACTTGAACCAAGAGTATTTTGTACGTCTTGTCTGTCCTCTGCCATGCCTTTTTGTACGAATGCGGAGTTGCTTGCACGATTTGCAGAGGTCATAGCTTTGCCCATGGCTACTTGTGCATCTACCGGGTCAAACGCCTGGGGGCCAATCTTTGTACCGGTCAGGCCTGTTGGGTTTTCTGGCATAGCTTTTACTTTGGGTGCTCGGTCTTGGTATGGTTGCGCTATTGATTTAAAGAAGTTACCAGTGCTGTTTGCGGCACTTTGCGCTACGTTCTGTACCTTCTGCAGGATTGCAGGTTTGTTCTCAATCTTGACTGCGTTTTGGGCCTTGCTGACCCATTTGGGTTTTTTCCAAGCCATATCTAGCTCCTATGAAAAAGGAGGAGACTAAGCTCCCCCGGTTAGGCTAGCGGTCTGCTTATTATGCAGGTTCGCTGTTTGTGAAGTTCTGAATCTTCAAGCAAGCCTTAGGATGTTGGTTCACGAGCACGCCGAGACCGAACATGTAGCTTACAAGCTTCTTCTCGTGTCCGCCGCCTGAAGTAGGACGGAGGTGGAATTTGCTTGAGCTTCCGGGAGTTTCGACTGCTTTGAAGTCTGTACCGATAAACTCGATACATTTGCTCTCTTCGCCTTTACCGCTTGGAAGAGCGAATGCTTCGTTCTTACGGCAGAACTCGGAAGTAACGAACTCGACTGCATCTTCAGCGTGTTGATAGATGAACTTGCGGACACCGCGAGTAGCATCTTCTACAGAGTTGAAGCGACGGTCAGTTTCGCGGCCTTCGATGAGGCTGTCAAGCATTTCAGGAGCAGAAAGAAGCTGGCTGTACTTGTAACGGCCTTGTCCAACTGCAGTCTTAACTTGCGAAAGAGCTTGCTGGATGAAGGTTACGTCGATAGGGTTTCCGCCGCAGTCTTTAACTGTCGAGCCGGTTACACCGCTCATGCTAATTCCGTGTACTTGACGTCCGTCGTTTGCAACGAGAGCGCCGAGACCAGCGATGATTTCGGTTGCTGTGCCGTAGTCACCAGCGTATGCAGAGCTGAGGTCTACACGGCTGTGCGAAGCAGAGGTCGTTCCGCGATAGAGAAGGTCTGATGCGTCGATAGAAGCAGCAGCCACGTTAGCGAGAACAACAGGAGCTCCAGCAGAAGTGATAGCTTGGAGAGTAACCTTGTTTGTTGGACGGTCGATAGAAATAACTTTCCAAGCAACTGCAGTTGCAGGCATGTCAGATGCTCCGCTTGGGTCGCAGTTCAAAAGAAGGTCGTCATACTCGAACCAACCGATGTGACCACGGGAAGCAGCGAGTGCGCTGAGTGTGATTTCGACTTTGCCTAAAGCAACGCCAGCGTCAGCAACAGAAGCTACAGTACCGACAACACCAAGTCCGTCGTTGTAAAGGTCAGCAGCAACACGGCGCTTCAGATACACGAGTTTGTCTTCGAGTTCCATAGCGAGGTTGTCAGCATACTTAGCAGGAGCCATCTTAAGACGCTCGAACAACATATAGTCGATTTCGATTGTCGCGTTGAGCTCTTTGAAGATTGCGATTTTTTCTTCGACTGCAGAGCGTTGAGCAGCAGGGAATGCGCCCGACGAACCGATTGCAGCGTACTGAATAGCAGCAGGTCCACCGCCAACTTGGAACATGAAGCGATGCTCACGTCCGCCTGGCATACCAACTGTCATTTGTTTTACAGATTCCCAATCTCGGTGGTCACGAACCAACTGGCGTCGGAACCCTTTCGAGAAAGTAATCTGCAGGAGTTTACCTAGCAGAAGCGAGTCTACGTTATTAATAGCCATGAAACAAAACCTCCAAAATTAGGACCGAAAATTACTGGCCCCGTAGTAAGAGCCGGGTCAAACCTCTGATATCTCCGGCGTCGATTCTTGAGTTAACTGCATCCTGGGCTGCTTGTCTACTAGGGGTTGCAGCGGAAGTGGCCTTAGCTGCTACCTTTTGTTGAGCCGTGGTCTTGGAAGACTCTACTGCCTTGGACACTGCTTCTTTTTGCGTCTTAGCAAACTTGTTCCGCACTTTACTTGCGACATCATTCATAATCTGTTTGATTGCAACATCAGGAATGTTCGGGTTCTTAGCCTCGACTTCGGTGAGTTGGTCGATGGTTTCTCGCCAGATTGCTTTATTTACAAAGGTTTCCAACTCGTCGTCGCCAAACATGCCATCTACACGGACTTGGTTAAACTGGCGTTCCAGTCTAGAATACAGTGCATCTTCAGCAGCTTGTGTTTTCTGGGCTTCGATTGCTTGCTTTTCAGCCTCGAGCTTTGACTTTTCTTTTTGAGTCAGGCGATGGGACTTGCGGGCCTGGTCTTCTCGCTCCATGAGAGCAAGCTCTTCTGGCGAAGCATACTGGCGGGTTTCACGGCGTTGAATTTCTGCGTCGATAAGGGCTTGGAAAGAACCTTGCTTACCGTAGAGTAGGTCTACTAGGGCTTCTGGACCTTCTTCGGCAGCTTCTTCTATCTTCTCGAAGGATGACTTCAGGTCCGTGTAATCGGGCCGGATGGTCTCAACTTCCTTAGCAAGGCTTTCCGCTCGTCTTGCGGCGGCGTACTGCTCTGCGATGAATCCTTTGACTGCTTCTTTGTCTGAGAAGTCGACTTTGATTTTAGCGAATCTTCCGTCTCCAAGTTCAACTCGGACGGTGTCAACGAGGGAGGAAGGGTCTCCTGCAGGTTTTGCTGCTTCGACTTGTATTCCTTGTTCCTCGGTCGGACTCTGCGTCCCTGAGAGTTCTTTCTCGATGTCTTCGTCGGACATTGGCGAGTCAAGGTAATCTGGCTCCATACTTATGGTTGGGTCTGTTTCTGCCTGAAGTTCTTGCATTGACTCCAGAACAATGTCAGACATACTAGCACTGCCTGCTTTTGGGTCGATAGTCGTTGCCATGGTTTTCTCCTATATTGGCGGACCATGGCTATTTTTACCGAGGAACTGCCTGTAAGTCAAGCCGAACTATTGCGCTGGAGGAGCTCCGCCGCCGCCCATCAAGGCTGCGAGAGGATTGGCTGCTGCGCCTGCTTCTTCTGCAGGAGCTTTTGCTGCTATCTGTTCTCTGTCCTTAATGTGTTTGTCGACCAGTGCCTTGTCTGCCTCTGGAAGCGAATCGTACTCGGCTGACATGACGTAGGTATAGGCTTCTTCCAGCATGGCTTTGTGCTCTTGCAATTCTCTTGGTGCAATGTATGCCTGGTTGGCAATCATGCGTTCGAATATTTCTCGCTGTCTTATGGCCGCTAATTGTGTTCTATCTACCAAGGAGTCTAGCTCGTTAAGTTTAAGCATACCAAGGATAGCTCTGGCTGTTAGGCCTGCTTCTTTGAGAAGCGGAATCATTTGGTAGATTTCTTGGCGACGTGCCATAGGGTCGAGTGAAAAGCTTGTACCGTATTCTACGACAAGGTCGAATCCGCCTTGGATATCCGCGCCTTGCAGGTCTACGGTTTCGAATGCACGTTCTTTGCCTAGCACTTTGATTGTCTTAGGTGTCTTCCAGTGTTCGCGGACAATGGATAGGTAGTCTTTGTAAACTGCTTCTACGAATCCTACGTATTTGTTAAACAGACGTCGGCGAATCATATTGGATTGTTCGACCGCGTACTGCATTGAGAAGCCTGAAGTTTCTCTGGACTGCTGACCTACAAGTGCCTCGGTAATGCCCATGATGTCATCGAGGTTTTGCTTCATACGGTCACGGATATTAGGAAGGGCTGCCGGCATAGGCAGTGGTTCCATGAAGTTCGGGGGAATTGCGCCGGTGTATTTCACGATGTCCCAAGGGGAGTTTGTGATAGAACCTTTGGCAATCTCTGCTGATTCTGGAATGAGTAAGCGGGCTACACCGTGCGCTGCTAGGATATCCAGCATGACGTTGTCGAGTCTGTTGATAACGTCCTGCAGAGCTGCAGCGTATGCTACTACAGACTTGCCCCAGTAGGTGCCAGGCACGTCGATGTCTGTCAGGAGGTGGTAGGGCAGTTTAGCGTAGGGAGCGCCTTGCTTGCCGTCTTTGCCTACTGTGTGGAATCTGTGTGGTGATACGGATAGCTCGGTCAACTGGCAGCCGTCTTCAAGGCACCAGCAGTAACGACCTTGCATTCCGTTTTCCGGTGTGCCTGTTTCCCAGTATTGGTAGACTCGGACGATGTCGTAGAAGTTCTTGTTGCCGATGGAAGACCTGGAGGCAGGCATGTTTGCTGTCTCGTCCTGGCTTCTTAGGCGATACTTCTGTAGTTCTTCTATCTTGTCTGGGAAGAGACGGCAGGCTGTCTCGTATCGCATTGGGAGTTCTTCGAATACGAATCTAACGTCGTCCCACACGGATGCGTCTGCATCTGGATAGACTGCCCAAACGGAAGGTACAGTGTAGGCAAAGTCGCCCTCGGTCTTTACAGAGTTTGTTGCTTCGTCGTAGGAGACAATCTCGCCTTTATCTGGGTCGAGCACTGCCTTGCCAAAACCGTTGCCGTAGACTAACGTATTAAGATTAACGCGGTCTTGGGTTTCTTGCATCTTGTATTGACGGATACCGAAGCGTACTAGTTTGTCTGCAGCGTCTGCTCGACGACGGTCGTCACGGTCTGAGGTCAGCGGGCGTGGTACGACTGTTGGTGGGTTTGCGGACATCTGTGAATGGAAGAAGCGGATGTTCTTCATGATATAGTTGGCTGCTACGTTTGATGCCGAAGAGTCGACAGGGGCAAGGCCAAGCTCGGATACTGATTCAAAGGAGAGATTGACGTCTCCGCCTGTGAAGAACTCTTCGAAGCGCGAAGCAAAGACTGCTCGCTCGTTCTGCTCCCACTGTGCTTCTTCCTTACGTCGTGCAAGTTTGGCAAACTCGAGACGCTTCTTTAGTTCTTGTTCTATCTTTTCCTTGGAGTCCCAAAGGTCTAGGGTATGGACTGGCATGGATTACTCCTTTTTCTTTTGCTTCCGTACTTTACCCGGAAAACGAATAAGAAGCAATTTAATCAAGCTTTGTTTTTCTTCGCCGTTGGAAGTAGTCTTGCTGGAGTTGCTGTACTTTTTCTCTTGTGAGTCCGACCCAGTCTCCCGCATAGTCTGTGACCTTTCCTTTTTTTTGCATTCCTGGCACCCGCATCCATTCTTTCCGTGCATTGTACCTCCTAGTGCCTCTTGCTACATGCAATACGTTATTGTAGTCCTGAAGTGCTCTGGCGACTCGGCGCATTTTCTCTATGCGTCTACTCGTGTAGACAGAAAGTCCTGCGAAGACCATAAGCTGCACCAGCAAGAGTATAACGAAAGTTACCAGCGAGTCCATGGTCTCCCCCATGCAGAGCGTTTAATTTTAGTCTGAGTCTGGGCCTTTGCGTGTTTTTCTCTGTTGTATTCACGGACTTGCTGGTCCCAGCTTTTAGCGATGTCTACTACATTTCCTTCGTATTTCGGACGGTTGTCTACAAAGTAGTTTAGTGCATCACAAAGGTGGTAGTCGTGGGCGTGTGCAATCTTGGTTGGGTTGGTCTCGGACCACTGAGCTGATTGGAGTTCGTCCACCAGGTCTGTACACCAGTCGGCCACAAACAGGTTTACTCCGAGGGCGTTGTTGGATGCTGCAATCATGTCAAGCTTACGGTCTGACTTTTTGTAGACTCCCATGTAGCTAATGCCCTGGGCTGCCGCGAGCTGCATATACCAGGTCGCAGAGGTGTCGTATATGCGTCTGACTATGTTCAGGCCAGCAGTACGTCGCATGACCTCGTTAATGGTCTCGTTGGGGTTCTTTGAGCGTAGGTAGTCGGCCTTGATGATATACCAATGGCCGGTCGAGGGGTCCTCGGCTGCCACGATAAGGCCATGCTCGGAGGCGGCTGCTGGGTCTGAGGACTCGACATGACGCCAGGCTGGGCTGTAGTTGACAGGGTTACGGATAATACTAGGCCGGAAGTTGTAGACCCCTCGGTCTCCGACGAGCCAGTCTCCGTGGAGGATTGTGTTCATCATGGACTCGCCCATTACCCGGGCTGTCTCTAGCTGGACTTGCTTTTCCTCGTCGTCGATGGCTGGGTTGTCTAGCATGTTGATACGAATAGTCATTGCTAGTTCTGGTGGCAGAGAATCCAGGAAGTGTTTGACTTCGGGGTTAGGAACCTTTGGTGTAAAGGTTAGGAGCATTGGCCCTTTATTGATAAGGATTCGTTTAGATGTTTCTTCTATAATACGGGAAGACGCGGGAAGCTCGTCACACCAAGCTGCATGACCGGTAAAGGACTGCACGGCCTGTTGGGCCTGGTTAGTATTGTGGTGAGAGAAATAGAGAATGGTATTACCGTTGTATTTATTGATGACTTTCTGCAATGCGCCGCCTTGCCGGATTTCTCGGATAGAGTCTGGCTCGTGGATATGGCGGATAATACGCTGGTGCAGGGATTCCTCGACCTGCTTTGAGGTACGGCCAAGGATGTAGAATTGAAGAGAGTCGTGCCAGTGGTCTGGCCGCTTCCAGGTTACCTCGTCTTCGCGGAACATGGTCGCGAATGCTTTGGCTCCGGTGGAGGACTTTCCTGAGTTGTGTGTAACCAGGCCGTTGGCTAACAGGTAGAGATTAGTAGAAGAGTCTACGTGCAAGTCGTAAGTTTCTACTTCTCCCGCTGGTTCTGGCTTGAGACTGATGTAGTTTGGCCGGCTCCGCTTGCCGTAGTTGTCGTACTCTGGTTTCCAATGTTTTTGCTCAGAAACAAGATGTGGCTGCAATTCTGAGTAGATACGCTTAATGTCGTGAGGATTTCTGCAAGACAAAGTCCATACAGGTGCATTGACGTACTTTGGTCTGTCGTCTATATGCCAGGACATCTGTACTTGCCAAAGTGAAAGGATGGCCCACTCTAGAGCCTTAAGCACGTCTGTTGCCTGCATACTTACGCTGAACATTACGGTCTTAGCTTTTACACTACCAGTCAGACAACCGTCGGTATCCATGACTCCAGCGACAAACTCTACTAAGGATTTGCGTGACCAGGTTTTAATTGCGGTTAGATTTACAGTCTTTTCATGAGCATAGCGATGTTTACACCAATCTTCGTAGTAAGAAGGTTCTTTGCAATCTTTCAGAACCCAAGTGTAATTAGAGATATGCTGTCTTACAGCTTCTCCGCCTAGCAAGCTTGCGACTTTCTGTGGAACACCTTCTTGCCCTGAGATGGAAAGTCTACGTTCACGAGAGCAACCATCGCCAAGCAGAGCACCTAGTGCATAAGGAGCGAAGGGCTCTACCATTCCAATATCGGCCTGCACAAAGTTTCTGCGAATCGGTGTTTCTTCAGAATAGTCTAGTGTTGTGCTTTCGGTATGACCCAAGAATTTAGAACTCTTGCGAGCAAACTCTGCTCTTTGCCAGACATGTTCTCCGGTTGCTGTTGCCCAGATTTTTCCACGGCTAGTCAGGTTATAGACTTGCTTAGGTCCGTTTTCGAAAGTCTTCAATACCTTGATTGGCCTACCGTCTTCGGAGTAAACATAGTCGTTTGGCTCAATAAGCTCGATAGGCATAGCTCCACCAGGAGTCATGACTAGCGTTCCCTTGGCAAGGCACTGGTTACCAGCTCTTACGACAATGTACCGCCGCTTGCGTTGAAGGACGGCGTTGATGATTTGCTGTTGGGCGTCGGTTGCTTTAGAGCCTGGCCTGGTTGGGTCGAAGGCCTCGAGGAGCTCTTTAGTTTTGAGTTGCTCCGCAGCCGCAGCGAGTTGCCGTAGGAGCGTGTCCTTGGAACTCATTAGAGGCTTGCTCGTTTCTTCTGTCTTGGATTCTTTGTTAGGGCTTTGTGTAGGTCTTCTGTGGCGACCAGCTCTGCGTCGCCGATGCTTCGCACATCCACGGCGTCCAAGGATAGAATCTTGCGTTTGTCGATGTAAAAGTAATACGCCGTGACAGAACCATCTTCTGTGTAGACAGCTTCCCAGGTCTCAGCCGGAATCACTACAGAAATGCCTGTCGTGAGTAGCACGGAATATTGATGCCGCACTTTGATAATATTTTTAATTGGCTGTATCATCTGGCTCCTCCTGGGCTTCGGAGAGATTAGCAGGTTTCTCCTCGTCAAGCAATGGTCTAATTAGATGAGCGTTTTGTTTGAGGAATCCGCGTAACTGGTTAATATCCATATTATCAAACTTGGTATGAGTCTTCTGGGTTTGCTCCTGCGCCTCATAGGCCAGCAGTGTTTTCAGGATGTTAACCTTAGCCGAGGAGGCACGGGGGTCCGGGTCGTCCAGGATTTGGACTGCAGCTTCGAGGGCCTTGTCTGTCAAGTACTTGATTTTCTGGCGGGACTCTTCCTTGTTGATGAACCAAGCTCGGAAGCCCGGCTGGTTCCACCAGGTCCTAAGAGCAGGGATGCCGGTCAAGGAGATGGCACGGTCCACGGACAAGCTCTTCAGGTCGAACAGCATAGTCTCAGGGTCCGCCAGGAAGGCCAGTAAGGCGGCCTTGGCTTTACGTTGCGAGTCGGTAGGCCTGAAGGTATCGGCAATCAGTTTGCCTATTACGTTGGTCTCCGTTTCGCTGTCCTGCGCTGGATGTCCTGTATCGCGCTCGAATACCGGTTTCTTTCGTTCCATAGGGGCTCCTCGATTTGGAAGAGGACTGTGCCTCTGATTCTCGTTAACTGGTTGATGACGCCCCGTTGCTGGAGCATTTGCAGGTCTTCGTAAAACCTGGAGTGATTCATCCCCAGGGTTCGGCAGGCGGTGAGAATATTGATACGCATGTAGCCTTCGCCGAACCGCTCAAAGAAATCATAGTTTCCGTAAAGCAGGATAAAGAGAACTTTATAATGCCTTAGCTTGACCGTACCGAGTCTAGGCCGCTTTCTTGCGGAAGTGACAGCGTGCATACTTGGTAGCCTCTCTGCGTCGCTTCTCTGTAATGCCTGGAAGCCGGGAGACCCAGCGTTCGAAGGAATCCTGGGAGTCGAATCGGTTCAAGGCAGAGAGCATATCTTTGTAGAACATACCGGGTCTGACTGAAGAAATCAATGGTTTACTTGTCTTATAGCCTGCCTTATGCTTTTGGATAGCCTTGTAAAGCGAACCGTGGGCCTTGTAAGTCTTGGCTTTGACTCCCCATTGGTAGGTATGGTCTACGCATTCGAGGACGCCTAGCTGTTTAAGTTCCTTGAAGAAACGGGAAATAGTAATTGGGGTTACGCCTACTTGGTTAGCAATAAGCTCGAGCGGCAAATTAAACTTCTCTAGCAGACCCCAGGTCGCACTCAGGATACGAAGCAGGTGGAGCCGCTCTGGAGTCTTACCCCAAAGACGGAGTTCCTCTGGCAGGGCAGTCAGGGGGGCTTCGTAGTACTGGTAAGTCCTTGTCTTTCCATCTATGTTAAGGATAGTCCTACTCCCCTCGATAGGCTCCGGGCTGGACCCACCTTTGACAGGCGGGGGGGAAGAGGAAAGCCAGTCCGAGAGTTCCTCGACTAGGGGTTGATTGACGTAGCATCGTGTTGCTCCGGCTCTGTCGAAGAAGTGGAGCGTTTCCGGAAGTAGTGTTTTCAGAAAGGAGTCGACGTCGCTTGGAACTGCTCCGTCCAGTACGACGAAGGCTTTGACGTTTCCACTGACTGACTGGGTGACGAGTGCAAAGGGTAGTGAGAACTCGAGCGCGTTCTTCAGTCGGTCCGCAGTCCAGCCGGTCGGGTAGTCTTTTTTGTCATAGTCTAGGCAGACCATGTTCTGCAATCCGAGGATTGGCAGACGACTCTTCTTTAGTTTTTGCGTGTTCTCTAGTTGGTCTAGGTAGAAGCGAGTCCGGAACCACTGTCTTTCGTTGCCGAGGTCTTTCGGCAGTTTGTACTTCAGGGTAGGGCCGTTCGGGACTTTTAACTCTTTGAATTTTCCCTGCATTGTTTATTCTCCTACTTGATTTTACTTCCCGCCTCTGATATAACAATAAATGCCCGGACCTGTCAAGTCCCCCCTGACACGTCGTGCGGTAGCGAGCGTCCCACTCGTTGCAATTCCCCTACTTGGCCAGTCTGGCTTTATGCCAGGCTGGTTTTCTTTTTGTCTAAAATTGTGTCTATCTGCTGCTTCGTCTTCTGCTGGATAATGCCTGACCGGCGGTGCCGGGCGTAGTACTCGCATTTAACTTCGCCCATGAAGACGTGCCAGGACATCATTTTAATCCTCGAGACGACGTACAGGGCATGATTGATTTTCGGTTTCGCCTCGTTGTCGAACCGCCCGTCCATTTCTTGCAAGACGTAGACCTCCCGGTCGGTCAACTCGGCCAGCCGGACGAGGAGTGCTTCGTCGCGGGTAAGGTCCAGGTCGCCGTGCCAGACCTTGCCCAGCCCTTCCACGACGACATTCGCGTTGAACAGTACAAGATTCTTGGGAAAGTTCTTCCGGTAGGTCGACTTGGACCCGGCTATCATACGTCCGTTGTGCCCGAGGAGCAGCCGGACAGTGTTTTTGACGGTCTCAGAGGCGTCGGTCTGGGTAGTGTCGGCCATAGTGTTCTCCTTCGCAGTACAGGCATAGTACAACGAGTTTAGCACTTCCGGGGGGTTGCGGTCAAGGCCTTTTGGAGGGCGTAACCCCCAGTGTGGACAGGGAAATTCCCCCTGCCCCCCTACGCTGACCCCACTTGGCCCCTCTTCCGAGCCCAGCCGGCCCCAGAATTGCACCCTCGGTCGGTCAAAGGGGCGGGAGTGGACGTGGGCCAATCCCCCGCTGTCGGGCTGGCCGAGCCTAGCTGACCGAGCCGGGCTAACCGTGTCGGGCTGGCCGAGCCGGACTGGCCGGGTCGGGCTGGTCTAACCAAATAAAATCTGCCGGACTAAAAAAAAGTTGCTTGACCCCCTAAAGTTTTTCCAATACGTGCCGATATGTATTACATCGGCGGGCAAGGAAGTCCCTCGGTGTTCTCCCTAGAATGACGGCCCTCGGCGCTGAGTCGAGATTGCCACTAGCGAGTTATCTACACCCGGGCCTAGCCCGCGCCGTTATCTATTTAGAGGGAGGTCTACCAACATGAAACTATCTCAGATGTTCCTTAAACGCCTTCGCGACCTCGATACCAACTCTCGTGGGAAAATCTACAGTCACAAACTCAATGAAGAACTACAGAGCGCCGGGTCATTCGCTTCCCGAGTCGACCAAGACGGCTCTGCTTTGGTCTATCTCTTCCCTGACCGCTCAAGACTCCGTATCGAAAATCCGAGCCAAGTAACAGACAAGGCGAGTTTCTACATTCTATCTAACGTGGGGTAAACGACTATGACACAACTACATGACTACCAGCTCGAAGAAATGTTTGATGAAATGTTAGACCAGTGTCACGAACCGGTAAAGTTTGGCTGCTTATCTTATGACGTGTCAATCTTCCTTAAACGAGTTGACCCCGTTGCTTACCGTCAAGAATTTCTGAACTATCTCGACCTTCAGTTATCGGACGGCCAACTATTCGAACACGCGGACGGCTCAATCCACGACGAAGAAGAGGAAGCAGTATGAAGCTCACAATCAATTTCAACGATTTCACGGAATTTCCACAGGACTGGATTGACTCTATCCCAAAACAGGGAGCTGCAGACACTGCGATTTCCCAAATCATGATGTACAACACAGTAAAATGCGACAGAGATGGTGCAATAAATTATCTGGCAGGTATCGGGTTCGATGACTCTGAAGAATTACAGCAGGAATCCGATGAAACACTGACTAGCCGCATTCTCTGGATTGCGCTACTCGATTGCCGAGAAAACGAAATCAACGAAGCTTATCTAGGAGTCTAAAATGTGCATTGCCAGATATAAAACACTTGACGGGCATCCTGTCTTCAAGTATTCGGTCGAGCTGTTGGTGCAGACCAACGGAAAGTTAATCAAGATAGCCGAGCTCAACTGCAAAGATGAGCAAGAGCTAGCACAGGCGACAGAGTGGGTAGACTACACAATTCAGGGGGAATGAACCGTGAGTGACTCAAAATATCTACTAAGGCTAACACCAAGCGAGGCAAATAGTTTACTTTACACCCGACTCAAACGCTCCACCGAACAGCTTATGAAAATTTACCACGATGACGCATTGGATACACCAGAGTCTCTGGACGCAGTAATCACGCAACTACAAGAGCTCAAAGCGTGGGTGGAATTGCTTGATACGTGGAAGAAAGAGACGCTTACTAAGCTTAACAGTAAGGAGACAACCAAATGACTTTCAATTTCACACTGCTAGAGTATTTCATTGTATTCGTGACAGCAATCGCGGTCCTCTCCATGTTTGACCTCATCAAGACTGCAATCAAAGAAGGAATGGAAAAATGAATTTAACTAAACAACAAATATTCGACCGAGCAACGGAACATCTTAGACAACAAAGAGCGCAGAGCATTGACCCTGTCACCTCTGTCTGCCGCTATCGCGGTCCGGACGGCCTGAAATGCGCAGTCGGTGTGCTCATCCCGGACGAACTATACAGCCCGGAAATGGAGGGCTTGTTGGCCGACGAGGTAGTCAAGCGGCATCCGGTACTGGCCTCACTCTTCAGCGCGGACAGCCCGAGCCTGCTTAACTCTCTGCAGCATGTACACGATTTCTGGGCATTGAAAGACTGGGAAGAGGGCTTCGCGGAGATTGCAAAAGAGCACCGGCTTAACCTCCGGGCGAAGCGGGAGCGGCAAACACCAGCGGGCATTGTTTAAGCTCGGCAGAGCAGGCAGCCACGCCGAGAACGTCAGCAGCCCGGACATCCAGAGCCTTAGTACCGACGAGCCACCAGTCATTCACAATCTTAGCTCGGTAGTCCTCGACGGACAGGCCGAGCCGGGCAGCAACCCGAAAGTCTAGGACTTGCAACAATTGTCGGACAAGGTCCATGCGAGTCTCAATTTCACCAGCTTTACCTCGGACACCAAGGGAGGCCTGATGGCTCATAAGCAGCGAGAAAGAGGAGACGACCCGTTTATCGCAGGCAGTCTGGAGGAAAATAAAAGCCATCGAGGCGGCAGTCTGGGCGAAACAATGCAGCTTAACACCTGGCCGGACAGCTTTGATTCCTACAACAGCGTCAATCATACGGATGCCAGCGAGGACGTCACCACCGGGGGAGTCGATATAGACCGAGACAACCGGGGACTTGGCGGACACAGTGTAGAGCTCTTGGATAAAAGCGGAGGCGGAGGGCTCGCTTATCTCGCCGACAAGCCGGACGAGGTTATCTGGGCCGAGCTCGACGACCTCGAAAGGCTGAGAGCGCATGATTTCTTCCCCGAAGACTACTGGGGAGAATACTAAGCAAAGCAGGGCGAGCAAAACCTTGAACATATGAGAGACCTCCAGGTCTGACAATACCAAGAAAGGGCGGGGAATGCAAAACAAAACCTATATAATCACGGCCATGATAGACGGATGGGAGTTTGCACTGGCTAGGGACGTCCCGGAGGAGGAAGTCGAGGGAGAATTGCAGCACCTCACCCGGAGGCACGAGTACAAGAACGTCGTGCGATTCGAGGTCAGGCCGAGCGAAGCGAGGACTGCTTCCCTTGGAAGGGGCAAGGAACACCGGGAAACTCAGACTGCCTACCCAAGACCTATCGAACACACCCAGGAGGGGGGTAGATGAATACTATCCATCGACTCGAGTATATTTCGCATCATCTTAAAGTCTGTGCAGAGCGTTCCATTTCCGAGCCAAATAGCCTTCTCATAATAAACCTAGAACGAGCAGCAAGAGGGCTGAACGAGCTCATCGAGCATTTAAAAGCGAAGGAAGAGGCGGGACTGGGCCGAGCACCAGGCGAGGCTCCCCTGAGCGAGTGAAACGGGAGGAGTAGGACTATCCTTAACATAGACAGCATATCAAGGAGTTATATACCATGGCAGACCTCTTCGAGAAGACCCAAATTTCCATCAAAGGCATCCCTTGCAACCTCTTCCTTTCTATCAGCCCAGCCTTCACGCCAGGCAAGGACCATACCCTTTCGGCTACAATTACCCTGGCTGCTGTCCCTGAGGTTCTCCTCGCGGCAGTCACCGAGTTCGACGCTATGCATATCCCGGACGGCTCCATCGAGGACCACCTAGACAGACAGGTAGCCCTAGCCTCAGCCGAAGCCCTGCTCGACACGAACAAGCTCCAGGAGAAGGCAGCCCAGACTCTCCGCAGACTCGAGTCCCTCTACATGGACTACTTCGGACTACCAGACAGAACAATCTCGGGAGTTTAACCATGGCAAAGAAACAGATAACCGTGAAAGATAATCTCAGCGAGCAAAATAGAGCAAGAAAAGACTTGAATCTCCCGCTTCTTCAGCCTAAAGAACGGAAGTGCCTTTCGTGTGATACGATTTTCATCTCGGCTACCTACAGGAGGTGCTTAAAATGTCGAACGGAATGCCCGTCGTAAAGAAAAGAAAGCCATCTAAACTAGCAGACTCCGAGGATGGATTCCCGGACCACTTTGTCCCGGCCTACCTGATTCTCTTTGACCGCAAGACCAAGATGTACCGCTGCTACCACGCAGATATGGAAGACCTAGTGGTGCTAGACGATGACCCAATCGATGCACTGATTGCACTCATAGATATTATTTCACTGGAGGTTAACACCAATGAAGACGAACGGTATAACTAACAAGGACAATCCCGAATCAAACGAAGTGCAGATTCCTTCCGAGCCGAAGGCGAGCGTGGTATCCCTGGCCGACTATAAAAAGAAAAAGCAGACCGAGCAAGAAGTCAAACAAGTATTCAAGCAATCCCTCGACAACGACCAAGTCATGAAACGCTACAACATCAACCAACCAACAGTCGAAGAGCGGACAGAAAAAATCAAGCAAGGCATCGAGCGTATCAACAAACTCATGGAGCAAATCAAGGAAGCAAACAAATGATACTGTTCTTGCTCATTCCAATCTTTGTTGGTATGTTATTGCTCGTCGTTGTGGACATCCTACAAGATATGTTCGGAGGCTACTAATAATGTTCTACTCTCTCGCAATCCTAGCCATGACCTACACTGTCGTACCGGATGCAAGCCAACCCAACCCGACTAACCCTAAAGAAACACCGAGGCGCAAGGCCGGCCGGCTCTGCCCGGACGAAGTAAAGAAGCCGCGCAACCCGAAGCAAGAACCCAAGGACGTGCGCGTCCTACCTTACTGCGAGCCGAGCGGAGTGAAGGCTCCCTCCGAACCGAGCGGAGTGCCTGCACCGACAAAGCCAGCGCGGAGGATTGAGAAATGAAGCCGCAATACCAGACCAGACAATCAGCAGGACTAGACCTGCCGTCCCTCGAATCTTGCACCCTCTACCCCGGCCAACGAGTCTTGCTCGACACGGGAGTCTACCTTAAGGACGTCCTCCCCGCTGGCATCCCCGGGACTGCTTTCGGAATGGTCGTCCCTCGCTCCGGTCTGGCAACTAAGCACGGGGTGACTATCCTGAACTCCCCAGGCATCGTAGACCTTGACTACTCAGGAAAAATTCATGTAAATCTAATCAATCTCGGTAAGGATATCGTAAACATACAAGCAGGCGACCGCATCGCCCAGCTCGTCTTCACCACTGCCTATCGTCGCTCCGAGCTAGTCAAAGACGAGGAACGGACAGCAGGGCACGGTTCCACCGGCACGTAGTCCACATTTCAGAAGGATGAAATATGAGACGCAGCTACAGCCTACTCCGCAGTGACTACCTATACCACTGCCTCTTCACCGACGAGTTCAACACTCCGGAAGAGAAGATTAACCAACAGATAGAGGACATCCTCAAGAACGAGGCAGAGACATGGGAATGGGCGGAGTACGACTGGGTCAAGCACAAGGTCGTCAGTGAATTCATGGAGCCAAAGATTGCTTACTACGTCGTGGAAGTACGGGGGAAAGAGAAATGAAAGTCTACATCATCTGCTTTGACGGTGACCACATCTCCTATCCCACCGCCTTCCTCGACAGAGAGACGGCCGAGGAGCGCCTTAGAATTATGCAGGACGATATGGATGCGGACGCAGATAAGCATCAGCGCAAGAGTTACTCGCAGTGGTACTCGGTGGAGGAGCTGGAAATGGAACGCCCCATCAAACTGAGCACCGAAGGTACCTTGAAGTTCCTTGAAATGCTAGACGGACAGGCCGAGCCAAACGAGAAACTCAAGAAGGCTGCACTGGAGGTTGAAAAATGAAAGTCTACATAATCACATTCAATAAACTGGAGATTGCTTTTGATAAAGCGTATCTCAACAAAACACAGGCTGAGAATGACATGCGGCGATTAGCAAAGGATATGGATAGTAAATCTGCAGAATTACAGATAAAGTCATACTCGCACTTCTACGCTGTAGATGAACTGGAACTAGTCTTCGGCGAGCCGACTCAACCGATGACACTAGAGGAGATATACGAGCTATGACCGACTACCTAGACGAACTCGAGCGCGACTTCGGCTACATGCTCACACATACGTCGGGCTATGTATGCCCAGGTTGGGAGCAACTCATACGGGATATGCTCACCGAGATTGCACATAACTCCGATAGAATAAGTGCCCCAGAATTTACACAGATAAAGGAGAAGTTCGGCACACTCCGAGTCTACGGCTACAACATCAGCGACGATGAACAAGAAATACTGGACAAGTACGAGCGTCTCTCCGCAGTAACATGCGAAGTCTGCGGCAAAGCAGGCACAATGCGAGAGAAGAACCGGTGGCAATACGTGGCCTGCGACGAACATGCGAAGGAGGACTGAGCCGAGCAAAGTGAGGCTCCCAACGACCGACAGAATGGAGGGAAGCGTGCAAGTCTGGCTTAACTTTGAGTCCGGTATAGAACTAAAGAAGTACACAATCGAACTTGGATTCTACCTTATGCAATGGAAATTTTCTATTCGACTAACAGAAGGAGGACTAAAAACAATAAGCCTTGGACCGCTTTACATTTCCATCTGGGACAACGACAAACTACGCGCCTGGCACGACAGCCTTATTGAGAGGACTGACAAATGAATAAGACCACACTGCTTCTAGTTATCCTGGGCTCTGCAACCCTAGCCATTGGTGTATCCAAGCTAGCCGGAGTCCTGCTTTCTTCTCCCGGACTATCTGCCCTGAGTTGTACACCGGTCCACATCGTAGCAGTCGGTGGCTGTGACTCGGACGGACTCTGCGGTGTCGTCGCCCTCTCGCAAGACAAGCAAGTAATCAAAGGCAAGGCATCCTACCCAGTGGCAGGACTGGTTGATTGCCGGGAGTCTGTCAGTGAGTAATCCGTTCGCCTGGAAGTACGAAACATACGAGGAGGAATCTACAGTGAGCAGCAATAATCAAGCAACAGTATATCTCGAGGCAATCATCGAAGCACCAGAAGACTCGACACTCTCCGACGGAGTCGTAGTCATCCGTGAGCCGTCCCAACCAAGCAAGGCAAACCTCAAACTCGTGTTCGACCTTGAGACAGGAGCACTCCTCGATGCGCGGAAAGACTGACCCCAAGTCTGACTATCCACCGGATAGACCAGACTGGCTTATGGTCGACGAGTACGCCCGAAAGAAAAGCATCTTCGGGTGTATCCTCTGCGACAAGACACACAAGGCAAAGGACTGCGAGCACAAAGCCAAGAGGACAGCCTCGAATAGTTATACCAGCAAGGTCTATCAAACCGAACCAGACGAAACTTACGGGAGTTGGGGATAAACCCCCTCCCCAGGAGGTCACTACTATGTTCCTTGTATCAGCCTACTACCAACATGCCTCAACAGGAACCCGATTCACAGACCAGCTCGGAAGAGTCTGGGAGAAGCAAGTCCAGTATAAGCAAGGCTTCCTCGTCGGGATAACCCGGGACACCCCGTCTTTCACCGAGCAACAAATAAAAGGTATTGTCATCGACGGGTTCCACGTGCTACCATCCGACCATGAGAAAGACGACGATAATAAAAGAAGTTTCACATCCAGATTCCTTCGGCGTTGACGACATCGCGAGGGCTGCCCTCCCGTATGCAGAGGGCTACCGCATGTCCGACATCGAACCGTATCTGGAGAAGGCCAAGAAGATAGGACGGCCCTACATCCTAGTCACCTACTCTGGGATACTGGAAGGCATCCAATCCAGGTCTGAGGGAAGAGCAATACCAAAGCGTATCTTCTCTCTGTACCTTTTGAACAACGGGTTCTACGACGCATAAGGGGGAAGCAATGCACAACAAGGGGAAGAAGGCTAGTCTCGAAACAAGAATCAAACAATCCCTAGCACTAGGAGGAAGGCCTTTCGTCTCCATCCGAGACGGAGTTATCCAGCAGCAATTCCATACACTCAGACAAGCCGGAGAATACTACGGAGTCCGAGGCGAACGCATCCTGGAAGTCTTACAAGGCCGAAGAAAGTCTACTCGCGGTATGACTTTTACATACACAAAGGAATAAAAAATGAAGACCAAGAGCAGGGTCGAGGACCTGTTCGACGCGGGAGTTAAACTCTCCGTCGAAGAACATGCAGTCCTTGAGAAACAAAAGGTCGGCATCCTACGCGCAGGCAATACAGGTATCTCAGCTATCAACGCCAAGGGCGAGCTCGAGGTAGCAGGGAAGTGCCATCGCCAGACCATGCTGCGCCTGCTCGGTATTGCAGCAGAGGACGCAGACTACTCTCGTGAACTTATGTTCGACTCGGGCAGAGGTAACGAAGACCTGTGGTACTCGGTCCTCGCCAGGTCATACAAAGAAGGTATCATTCTGCGGGAAGAGGAAGTCCCCATCCGATGGATGACTGACAACGGAACGCCGGTCTCTGGTCGTCCTGACCTTGTGCTCTGCGACCACGATAAGAAGCCCGTCCTAGGCCTCGAACTCAAACTGATATGCGCATTCTGGACAGCACGTTCTATCCTACTTGGTGAGCCTAAGACCATGCATATCATGCAGGCGGCACACTACTCGTGGAAGCTTGGCGTACCATTCGAACTGTGGTACACGAGCCGCGTTGACTGGCCCATCATGGGTTGGGCTGGCAAGCATTTACCTAAGCCAGGTGAGCCTGGTTCGGAACACATAGAGATAGACGACAAGGGAGAGCCAAGAAAGATTGTACCATTCAAGCTTGGTTTTATCTTGACTACCGATGACGATGGCTTTATAAGCTACTCTGTAGTTGGGAGAGAACAACAACCAGTTAAGTCAATCGTATCTATACAAAGAATCAAAGACTACTACGAGTTCGTGGCACGCATGGCAGAGACAAAGAATCTCGGTCCTCGTCCGCAGAATCTCACTGCAACGGGCGACAAAGTGAGCTGGTCATTCTGCTCCTTTTGCCCAATTAAACCTACTTGTGATGCGCATGAGTCAGACTTTGACACATGGCTGCAAGCGGCAAAGGGAGTGGTTCCCCAAGCCGAGTAACTGTTCCGTTCTAGGAGGTCCTATATGGTACTCGCACGCCCTGCCTCGACTGCCCCAACTTCTTCTCCTTCTTCCGCTGCTAAACCAGGCGCAGGAATGAAGCCTGACTATTCTGTCAAACACAAGATAAAGGATGCCGAAGCATACACTGCACTCACTGGCTTGTTCTTCAAACCTTTCCGCAACGGAAGCAAAGCCTGGTCAGGCAAGGACAAGAACTCTGGTGTAACCTACACGATGACACACGACCGCGAGAACAACCTCGTGCTCAAGTGCCGGAGTGGCGAAGAGAAACTTGTTCTTATCTGTAACCTGAAGGAGGTCACAAAGAATGGCAATACCTTCCACGTCGGAGAAGCAGAAGACGGAAGCAGCTACTTCATCTTCAAGCAAGACCGCAAGTGAGACGAGGGGCGCAAGCCCCGCAGTCTCCACGCAGTTCTCCGGTTTCTGGTATTGGACCTCGGAGATGGAGCGGCTGGGCCAATGGCCTGGTCTCTCCGAGGCCTTTGCAAAACGAGTCTTAGAGCATTCAAGGGGGAATAACAGCCATGCCCGCACTACTGAAGCCAGTCGTAACCACACCCCGTCCGTACTCCGTCGTTAATCTCGCCGACCATCCGCTACATACATGGCTTGTTCCCCTCATGCTTTCCAAAGAGCCTCTCGTTCTCGACCTCGAGACGACAGGCCTCCACCCACGCTCGGCACGAGTGGTCGGCTTCGCGCTGGCCAACTCGTCCGGGTCCACATACTTCCACATCGGCGAGTCGAGCCAAGCCCTCTCGATGTTCTACGAAGTATGTAATCAACTAGACTACAACCAGACCCCACTCGTGGCACACAACGTCGCCTTCGATTCATGCTTCCTGCCCGAGACTTGCAACTGGGTTTTCTGTACATACGCTGCTTACAAACACCTTGCTTCCGAAGGCTACGCCGGACAGAAGTGGGACCTCAAGTCTGCCCAAGTCGAGATGCTTGGCTGGGAAGACAAGGGTGACGTTGAGCTAGTCGAATGGCTTGACGCAAACAAGCTGACCAAGGGAGATATGTGGAGGGCACCGAGGGACATCCTCGGCAAGTACTGCGCCCTCGACGCCGAGGCTACGTACCAGTTTTACCACGAAGTCCTGCTGCCCACGGTCAACAAGTTCGAAGCATACAAAGAATATCACAAAGCATTCCTCGACCTGGTCTGGCATGTCCGTGAGATGCGCATGGAAGGTATCCACATCGACAACCC